TTGATGTCTCCTTAAACAAGCCTCGATTCTTGGCTTACTCTTCCCATATCAATTCCCCGCTTGGTTGGTAAAATCTGACACAAACTGTCTCCACATTTTCTCTTTCGTTTCCGCACATCCGCACATCCAGTCTGACTCGGTGCCGCCAATCTCTGACAGGTAGGTTCTTGCTTTACTTCTGCCGCAAGGGGTCTTGCCCGTCATAACTTTTTGGAAATGTGCGTAGTTCCACTTCTTCACCCTGCACAATGCTTTCATTGTTATAGACCCGATAAGCAGTGCTTGTTTTTCTGATTTCGTCATTTTTTTTCCTCGGTAGTGATTGTTGATTAATGCTATTTCGCTAACTTTATATCGTTTTATTCGCTACTAGGCAAGCATTTATTTCGCTATTTTCTCAATAAATACAAGGTTAAGTAGCGATTAGTTCACTATTTAAAGTATAAAAAGCTAATTTAGCGCCGTTTTTATACAGTAAAATAAATATTGACAATAGCGTAATATTCGCTATTATTAATAACGATTGTTTGTGACAATAGTGTTTATGTTTCCCCCAAAAACGACTATGAATGGAGGTTAATATGGTTGACGGTACTTTGGTTGACGTTGCTGTGACAACAAAGGGGATAACGATGGAAGATGCTTATATTTATTGGCTTGCTGCGTTCCAGCATAAGGTGAAGAAGAAACAATACACGCAGATTGAGCTTGTGGATAAAATCAAAGAAGAAGCCCCAGGGGTGAAGTGTACGAAAGGCCACCTCAATGCTGTATACAAGGCAAGGACGAACAAAAGAGGTCAAGAAACAAGGGCGTCTTCTGATTTGCAGCAGGCTATCGCAAAATGCTACGATTGCAACTACATGGAGTTTATTGGCATTGGTCGCAGTATAGTTGAGGGTATCCCTATAGACAAAGAACAGCCACCAAAGAAGAAGGACAAAGCCTACACCCCAGAAAAAAGCACAGTAGAAGAACAGGGGAGCTACCTCGACGTAATGACATCCGTAGGCCGGCTCGTTTGTGCTACGCAGAAAACCGAAGACAGGTTGCTGTTCTGGAGGGAAATGTTTGGGATGCTCCCAGTACCCGCGCTGATTATCCGGGAGGGGTCGGTAATCTATCAGAACGAACTGAGTATCGTCATGGGGGGCGACATATCCGGGAAGGATATATGTGCCCTGTGCATAGGTGGAGGATGCGAGTCGAAAGACGAGTGCCCGGCTCATATCGCCAACAAAAACACAAACCCGACGACTGGATATAGGACAATACGCGGTATCAGATACAAAATCAGCGTCTCGCATGTGCGCTTAAACGAGATGAATTATTTTATTGTCTTGATTACAAGTGTTCGCGACGAGGAGGTGTAATTATGGGCGTAAAAGTAAGGGAAATTTCCCCCGGCGTATGGGGGTTGCGAATCGACCACAAGGGACGTCGCAAAACTGTATCTATCGGCACAAAGTCTGCAGCGAACAAGGCGGCACTGAAAGCAGAAATAAAACTCGCTGAAGACAAGCTCGGCTTACTTGACGCGCCCACCGCCCCGACGTTCGGCCAGGTTGCAAAGGAATGGCTGGAGTTTGTCGCCGCAAGCCGTAGCATCGGAACATTAAGCAGATATGCCGGGATAGTTAATGTAAAACTTAAGGGCTTGTCCGGTATACCGATTGACAAGATCACTCGCGGCGATGTGCGGGATCTGTTGATGAAACACTACAAGGCAGGAGCCAGTAAGGCGAGTATCGGCCTGATACACACCGTCGCCTCTGGGATCTTCGGTCATGCACTGGATGACGAGTTGATAACTGTCGTGCCAACTACCAGGCTGTTACGCAAAATGGATATGATTAAGGACAACAAGGAGATTACCCCTTTCAGTGCTGCAGAATTTGCCGCTGTCCTGCAGGTAGTGGCTTATCGTGATTTCTTCGAAACAGCATTTCAGACAGGGGCAAGGGTTGGGGAGTTGTGTGCTCTTGAATGGAACGATGTCAATTTCATAAACAAGACCATCTATATCTGCAAGACAGCCAAGGACCAGCATGTTACCAAGAGCACCAAAACCCATGTCAACCGGACCATAGATGTTTCCGATAAACTTCTTTCAATACTTGCCGGCCTGAAGAAGACGGACAAGGAGATTTGTTTCAAGCTCGGGATCTCTCAAAAACACGTCTTCCATGAAAAAGGAATGTTACTCAGTCAGAATACGTTGCGTAGGAAGCTCACCATGGCTTGTAAACGGGTCGGCATACCATCACGCACGGTCCATGATATCCGACACACCACGGCATCAATCCTGCTTTCCAGGGGAGTGCCTCTTGCTTACGTGAGCAGGCTTCTTGGTCACTCTTCCTCGGCTATCACCTTGAGCCAATATACGCATTATATGCCGTCAGAAAATCAGGGCTCGATAAATGCTCTTGACGAGCAGAAAAGTATAGTTTATAAAGACGTGCGTAACGGCGGGAATAATTGCGTATAGGTGACGTTTCAAGGCAAAAAATAAGCAATTTTGAAAACACGAATTGCAATAATATCAAATACTTACTAGCGGTTGTTTGACTCTCACCCTCTCCGCCACGATTAAAATCCCCCGTAATATTAATATGTTGCGGGGGATTTTTCGTCACAATGCCGATAGCTTGCGGATTGTTGCGGCTGTTTTTTTTTAAGCCATCCCCCAAAACCGAAACTCCCGCATAATATCCCGCCACTTCCGCCGCCGCTCGATCCTTCGACACAGCCTTTTGCTTTCCGAGCATACAGGCCAACCGGACAATGGCCGGCGTGACCATAATTCCGCACCGTCGCCCCTTGCGCTCTTGGCTATATTCTGCTTTGTCTTGCTCATACCCGCGTAAACCATCCCCGAAAAACCTTGTGTTTCGGGTTGCCTTTATAAAAAATATACTGCTCGCCGTTCATGCAATTAAGCAGGATCTCTTCGTTTAGTTCTTTGCTGCCAGGACGTGACGACATATACCGATCAAGCGCCGAGATTGTCCTTTGACCTAACTTGCCATCAACAAGAAGATCATCGTCATAGGTTCCCCGGGCAATATTGTAGGCTGTCTGAAGAAACTTTACGGCGCCCGTCACCCCGACATTGACCGAGGTATCAAATATCTCGTAGGCCACCCCTGGTGATATTTCCGCCAGCCGATTCCCCTGAATACGATTCCAGAAATTCACCCGGTAAAACGACTCGATAACTTTAGCGGGCGGATGCTCCCCTCTAATGATAAAATCCCATCCTGCCCAATCTGGCCAGTAGACGCGCGATATGCCGGAATACGTCTGCCTGCCTGGATCAACTTTGTTGTCCGTGAGTTTGCCGAATCCCTCATGCTCCATGGTTGCAAGAAATGCCGTCTCAAAGTGGTCCATTTTCCTCCTTTCTTTTCATCACCCTCAAGCACTCTTCATATGCTTTTCGCTTAATTACCGAATCCATAGCCGCCGGAATAAAAATCCCGGCATCGTCTTTTTCTTTAACACACTCCATTGATAACATGCGCTCCACTCGTTCAACCGGTGTCATCTATACCCCTCCATTCACTATAGCCCCAACTTCGCCCGTGCATCCCGGCCCCACTGCCGCACCCCTTCGACAAAGCTGCCAAACTGCGCCATCTCGTCCATCTCCCCAGGTTCAGGGACATACATGCCTGTCGCCGCACCCACGCCAATACGAGCGAAATACATCTCGTCGTCGATCGAATACATGGACCGGATAGTTTCCACCATCCTTTGGCTGATCAGCGACACATGCGGCGATGCCAGTTTGATTCTGTCGCGTAGGTCAGGTGTCAACTCTACCACCTGCACACTGGCGGCTATCTGCTCAGGTTGTTCGGGCAAGACAGCGCCATCAGGGACATACACATAGGTAATATCGTCCAGGGTGCAGAGTTCGGTGCATCTCGGGGTGTCATCCTGCATATCGTCCGGTTCTCTGAGGGTGTAGGTGCTGTATTGATCGGTACTTTTTTGGTAGCTGACTATAGATCCCATGATTATTCCTTCTCGTGTAATTGATAAGATGTTTCATTGTGTGCGTTTTCCCGGCATGGCCTATGATGGAAATAACGGCAGCAAGGTTGCCCCGCTTCACCGCCTGCCGGTGATTGTAAAGACTGCGCCTGCGAATAAAGCGTTTCGACGCCCATGCGCGATAGCCAACAAAGTTCAGCCCTCGTCTGGTCTTGGCGATGGTCGACCGCGATAACTCGAGGTTAAGTTTTTCGGCAATAAAAGAAATGATTTTTTTGCGGTACTCAACAGCCAGCTCCCGCGTAATACCAAAAAGCACAAAATCGTCAACGTACCGGCAATACCGCTCAACCTGCAGCTCGCGTTTGATAAAGTGGTCAAGGGGGTCGAGATAGATCAGCGCATAAATCTGTGACAGCAGATTGCCGATCGGAATCCCGAGAGGCTCGCCATGCTCGGCAAAGGCCATCATCAAGTCCACAAACCGCCGATCTTTTATCTTGCGCTCCACCAGGCCCCGCAGTATGCCCCGGTCGATACGATAGAAAAATTTACGGATATCCAACTGCAGGGTGTAGCTTCCTTCCGGGCTTAACTGCAGCGCCCGCTGGGCATAGTCAGCGGCCTTATGGGTGCCGAAACCAACCCGGCAGGCAAATGACTGGTCGATAAACGTCCGCTGAAATATCGGTGAGATCACCCGGTAAATGGCATGTTGCACCACGCAGTCGCGAAAAGCCGGAGCATGTATCAGCCGTGGTTTAGGATGGAGGACAGTAAAGGTAAAGTATGGACGCGGCTTGTATACTCCTGACTGCAGCTCTGTATACAATGCCGACAGTTGCGAGCCGAGGTTGCGCTCAAAGCTAAAACAGGCCCGCTTGCCCCGCTTGCTCTTTGCCGCATCGTGGTACGCGTCAAGCAGTGCCTCCCTTGTGAATGCACGCTCAAAAAGATTGCCGTATCGTTTCATTTACGCCACCACATTCTGACGTTCGCGCCCGCATGGATCACCACAAAGGCCAGAGCTACCAGAAAGAATGCGACACACCGATTTCGCCGTGGAAAATCCACGCGCCGGAAAATATCCCCCTTGGTTCCACCATGCCCCTGATACAGGCTTCGAGGTTTAGCCGAGTCCGCGCGAAAACCCGAATTGTTGTTCGAGTTGCCGCGTACATTGTTCAGATTCAACGTCCAGACTCCTGCGTTGTTGCTGTTGTTCCAGTTGCCACCCGCGATCGGACACATGTTAAGATATCTCCCGTTTACTGCTTTACTTCTTGTCGCGATCGGCGACGATCCATCCGCCGATCATCCTGCCTAATTCGTCAATCAGTGCCGATAACACCAGATACCGATGTTCGCCCCGGCCCTTATCGCTGTTGTTTGCGCCATCGCGGTAAGCAAAATACCCCAGCTCACTGGCCAACCTGACCAGCATCCGCAACTGTTCGTGGCGGATATCAAGCCCGGTCAGGGTGGTTTTCTTGTGATAGCGTTTTTGACATTCAACGATCATGCCGTACATATCGTAAGCGGCCCGGCGGATCTCCAGTGCCAGACCGTGCCGCTCATGTTTCGGAAAATGGTTAAGATAGACGTTCATCAATTTTGCAAACTCAATAAACTTTTTATCCAGACCCGCTTCGGAATGTAGCCCCATCGCTATCGCTCAGGGCCTCAGAGATACAAGGCCGCGCGAAAACCCGAAGTGTAGGGCGAGTAGCCGCGCACAGTGCCCAGATGCAACGTCCAGACCCCTGCGCCGTAGCTGTCGTACCAGCCGCCACCCGCGCGCGGACACAGCTCATTCGGCATTGATGTATAATAATAATCTGCACCGAATGAATTTGATCCTCCGCCGGACACGCCACCGATTGCCGGCAGACCCATTCCGGCCAACGCCCAGTCGTTTCCGTTGACAGATGACGGCAACACTTGAGCGTCAGCGTTGCCAAACCGCTGCACATATGAGTTGCCTGGATATGTCGTGTTAAAATTCAACGCAACGGGTTCGCAAATTGCCGCGATACCGACCGCCCCCCACATGTCGGTGGCAATGGTACTCCCACCGGTGACATCTTTCATCGCCGTGCTCGTTTTCAATGCGTAAAAACTGCTTTTATAGACCACACCACCAGACACATACGCCGGTAGTCCGCTGGAGTCCACCCCGTCTAAACTTGTATAATCCCCGTCAACAACAGTGATTTGATAGATCTTGTCGTTCATCGCCACTGGCCCAACTATGCCGGATATCCTGACCACATCGCCGGTCGCGAGGCCGTGCCCTGGGACATTGACGACACACGGGTTGGCGGGCGATATGCCGACAATAGTCCGCGATACGCCGATTGTTGTCAGCCCTGGACTAATCTCCCAAAGATTACCATTCAGATCGGCACACCCCGATTCTTGCCCGTTATGGGTCGTTTTGGCAAAGGGCACGCCTGAGCCGGTGAGGCCGCAATTCGGATAACCGTCCGTGACATAGGATATGCTTGAATCGTTATAGTCAGACAGGGCGTTATTGTTGTTTCCTTTCGGAAAACTCGTCACCCCCCCGGCATCGTACCAGGCACACCATGTTGCAGACGTAGCCCGCAGGCCATGCGCCAAGGATAATAATGCGAGCGCACCGCGACCAAACATCGACAAACAGAAGAAATCCGTCCCGCGCGTCTTGGCGGCAGCTATAGCCCCACCTAGTATATTGGCGGGAGCACCGTTTAAACCGGAAAAAGGATTATGTACGGCAGCCGAGGTAAGCGGCGCGCCATTTTTGATCGAAGAGGCTATCCCGGCATTATTGGAGCACTCGTATTTATCGACGAAGAATCCAGACTTAATCACCCCGCCATCATAAAAGGCGCGGTGCAGAGCAAACCCTTCATCGTTTGCAGCCGAAACATTTGCATAATAATGGAATGGTCGAATCTCTACGTCATTGACCGCCAGACCATTGGCCCCATCGCCGTATTTGTAGAAGAATGCCGGAACCCAACACATGATCGAGCCGTCGGAATACTGGTAATTGCCGTAGTTGTCCGAGGCTTTATCCCTGGTGCCGGTCATCTCGACCATACCGACCGGAAGTTCTTCAGGGCAAATGCCTACGCCAAAACCCTGCGCACCCTGTTGCCCGATATCATTGGTATGCTGCCTGATCCAGGTAGCATCAATGCGCCCATCAGCCCCGGCAACCGGCAGTTTTCCAGGACTTGGCACAATGCTCGCATCACCTTCATAAACCACGGCCACGGCATTATCTAGTGCCTCCTGGGCAGCCTGGGCACTTGCCCCGGCAACAGCAGCACTGGCAGAGGCTTCGCCAGCTTTCGTCGTGGCAAGTTCTGCGGCCATATCCGCCGACTCAACATCACCGTGAGTTATAACGACATCCGCCAGGGTGGCCTCGCGATACTCTGCACACGCGCTTCTGTCCTCCCCGGTCTGTACTCTGTCAAGGTCGGTATCTGCGGCGGCAGTAGTGGCTATCCCTGCTTGAGTCGTAGCAATGCCTGCTTGTTCCTCGGCCTCGTCTGCCTGGGTTGCGGCTATCCCTGATTGCGTGGTTGCTACGCCTGCTTGAGTGGTGGCAATTGCTGCTTGTTCAGCAGCAACACCGGCAGAGGCCAGAGCGGCATTTTCCGAAACAAGAGCAGCATCAGCCCGCCCGGAAGCCGTGTTCTTGTAAGCCAGCACCAAAGCCTTGTCCGCATCGCACGTTGCCATGGATGCCGCGGCGCTCTCGGCGGCTTCGACAGCCGTCTCCTTCGATGTCCAGGCCTCGGCGGTACTCGCCACACAGTCCGTCAGCAACGAATCGCACGCGGACTTGTCAAGGCCGGTCTGCACCCGGTCGGCGGCGGTTGAGATAACATCTTTCCCGGTTTGTGCCCGATCCTCCCCGGTATGAACCTTGTCGGCAGCGGTTGACGCGGCATTTGACGCACACAGGGCAGCACTGGCGGCGGCGGCGGCGGTAATGTCGCCAGTATCGCCTTTGTCGCCTTTATCGCCTTTTGCCCCGGCGGGACCAAGGGAAACAGGGGCGCTAATCGTCTGGTTGATAATTGTCATATCAGTCATGGGTAACATCCTTTCTTACAGTCATTTTCCCCTCGTACAGGGTAATCGTCCAGCCGGCGGAGTCCGTCGCTTCGAAATCCCACAACCACGTCCCGTCATTAAGCGGCAAGGCCTGAGCGGGAATACTGATCAGCCAGGAATCGGCATCGACAATAGTGATGGTGCCCTGCCCTTCCTCCGGAGACGTGGAGAGTTCACACCCAAGCACGTCTTTCTTGTCGCGAAACTGCATACGACAACTCGCTAACGGGTTTTCCGGCAAGGACACGTCACTGTCGTTGAGTAAAAAAGTCACTGGTCCGATAGACAGAATACCCGGCCAGGTGTCCCCGCGACGATGATCATTGAGCCGTATAAATTCAGGCATGGAGTGCTCCAAGGTTGTGTTGTTTCATAAGTTCACGGCCCGCCCGTGACAGCTTTCTTTGCCGTATCGACGATTTTCGACCACCAGCCAATCACCGCGTAGCCGGAAATTCCGGTCAGTACCAGCACCAAAAAAAACCGCCTGACGACGGTCTTTGAATCAGTCATGGCGGAATTGAACCTTTTGTGCGCCTCGACCATTGCTCGTAGATCTTCGGGTTCGATGTCGCCGAACCGGCAATGTTCGTGATACGCGGATGTCTTGACTGCCTCAATTATTCTCGCGAGATCCGATTCGGATAGGGCCATGAATGATTACCTTAACTCGTTTTTCATTTTGACGACGGCAGCTTCCAGTGCGGCATTGATGACGCTGGCGGTCATGGCGATCCCCTTGTTTGTCAAGTCAGCCTGGATGATTCTCAATGCCTGTGCCCTTTTTTCCTCGCCGCTACTATCCTGCATATTTGTCGCGACCGCAGTCACCGCCGCCATGCAGGATTGGATAAGGATGGTGCCGCCGGTGGTCAGTAATATTTTGATAAACGGAGACAGAAAAGCCCATAAACCCGACACGATGAATTTAAATTTTTCCATTTCAGTTCCCTATTTTTTTGGTTGTCGCTCGTGTTAGAAAAGAGTTTACAAACCCGAGCCCTGTTGCAATCCATGCGGAATATATAATAATGTCCCCGTCAGATATCGGCACCATTTCCGGCCATGCCATCCGTGCTACTGCGATGAGTAGTGCCAGGACGGCGGCAATCTTATTGGTTACATCCTGGACATTTTTCCAAAGACGGACGTTACGCAGTTCTTTGCCTGCCGCCAATGCAGGGGCAATTTTCAGCAAAAGTTTCAGCATCATTTTCTCCTGAATGTTTTAATAAGCAGTTTAACGAGCCAGGTCAGATCAACAATTCTCGACTCTTCCGACAGGCGTGGTGCAGGCCCACTGTCAAGCCTATGGCTGATGTCGTTTGCCGGATCTCGCGATGTCGGTTTTTTATAAATCGAAAACATGACGCCGCCCATACGTCCCCATTTTTACAAAAAAAAGGCCCGGCAAAGAGTCTTCTCTTCACCGGGCTTTAGATTTCCCTTGCGGGATCTTTCAGTAAGCGGATATGGGTATTATACTGTATTTATTTCTTTGCTGCAATTGGTTGTGATTGTGGTGCTTAAATATCCCGGTACCTTTCTGTCCTGTTCGGTTTGCTATTCCTCTTCATCATGATCCTTATATTTTTTGGCGTAATAAGAGAAATATCTTTTCTCCCCGATCTCTTTACCCGCTCATTATACTTGTAGATGGCCTTGTATATCTCCGGCGTGATCGACTTGCCCTGAAGATGCCGCCGCTTGATGCTCGAATAAATCTCGGCCCTGTCTCCCTGGTACCCGGCCGCAACCTCTTTCTCATTCCACTGTTTTTCTCTTATCCCGGATATCCGCGAAGGATTGAACGACAGGAACCTGATAATCTGGTCCGCCGCGTCCGCCTTCAAGGGCTCGTCACCGTAGAATACCGAGCCGTAATTACTGGTCGTTATTCCCTCTCTTCCTTCCCGGATAGATTTTGACCAGGAACCAAAGGCGGTCGGTAAGAGCATTTCGGCGCCCTTGGCCAGCTCGCCATGAAACAAATGATTGATACCCTTGCCGGTGTCCGCCACCACTCCGCCAGCTGCTCCGACAAGTTCAGTTAAGGAGGTTGGCATCGGGTTATTCATCTGCAGACTACCCTTGATGTTGACACCGACCAGGCCACCGAAAACGCCATGACGGGCATAATCCCCCGCGCCAAAAGTATCTTCCGCCCATTTGTACCAGGCTTCTTCAGGATCGTCACCGCCGATACCGAACGCACCGGCAAGAGCAAATAATACGGGACCGGCCAACGATGCACTGGACCCGGCCAGAAGCGCAGGAGATAGGAGCATATACGCAGCAGCTTTGTATTCTTTCCTATTGAATCCAAGATCGATCATATTCAGCATGTAGTTGTGGGAAAATTTCTGGAAGAGATACGTCAATCGCAGGATATTGTATTTCCCCCGTGCCCATGCCGGAATGGTTTCTTTGCCGTAAACACCGTGCGCCCGGTCGCTGATCTCTTTCGCCTTCTCCCATTTGACCGACTCTTCCGCCGTTGTTTCTTTCGCATCCACGGCCTTGTAAGCGGCAAACAGGGTTGTCGCCCGGTTGACTTTCTCGGCCGCACCAAACATATACATGCCGGCAGTCATGAATTTATTCCAGCCTTCACCCAATTTTCCGCGCAATTCGCTTGCCGCTTCGTGGTTGAATTGCGCTTCATCCCACCCTTTGGCGGAGATGTACTCGAATATTTTACGGTCGTCGTCGCTGATATCTTTACCTAAACGATATTTCCCGTAAGCGGTCGCCGCCGATATGACCCGGCCTATAGCCTTGGTGAGTGATTCGCCGGTATGGCCGGAAATGGTGGCCGGGACACCCTGCGCCATATTGGTTAAGTTCACCGCCGCCGAACTTACCCGGAAGCCAAGATACTTCAACACCGCAAGCCCCTTGAGTGTGCCGATTATCCGGTCTACCTGCTCGTCGTTTCTCAAGATATCGATCATGAAAGACCGCACATCCCTGAAAAGGTTTTTTTGTGTTCTCTCGTCAATCCTGCGCTCTTCAACGATCCGCTGGTATTCCGCCCACTCCGGCTTCTCGACATCGGTCTTGTACTGCTCCCAGGTGTAGTCGCGCCCGGAAAAGGCCAGAACCATTGCCCGGGCAGTATCACGTTTGGCGGTACCGGCTGCAACGCTCTTCCCGTATTGAGTTAGGGCCTTGCCCATGTCCTCTTCGTAGCCTTCCCACACCTCATCCCCGGCAAGCCGTTTCAATCTGCTCGACAGATAACCGCGGGACTTGAAGATATCGGCAATTTGCATAGTGAGAATCTTGTTGATATGCTGCCCGGCCTTGACGCTCATGTCCTCGTTCTTGTTGACAACCTCCATGGAACTTTGCAGGAGCGCATCAAGGGAGGTAATGAGGTTGGTCGCCTCGAAGACATCTTCACTCGGTGACTTGTCCTTCTCGGTGGTGACGTTGTAGCCCCGCAACCTCAGTGCCTTTATTTCGCGGCCTATCGGTGTTGTCTTGCTTAGAAATGCCTGTAAGGTCGGCTTGTCGTCGCCGACTGCAGGGATATCAAAATGTTTCCGGATAGGATTTTCCCCGTCCTTTCGGGCAATGAGCACGTATTCCCCTGATTCACGTATTCGCGGAAAGAACGTGCCGCGAAGATCGCCCATTTGTGCCAGTGCCGCTTTGACGGTCAAAGGCCGCATATCCTTGTCCGATCGTTTCTTGACGGTAAGGTTCTGGAAAGCCTTGTTGCCCTTCACCGTGCCCGAATGCGCTTTTGCCCATCGCTTCGCCTTCAGCTCGTTGGTGAAGGTCCGCCGCCCCTTTTTCCTGCTGGTGACAACATAAGAAATCATCTGCGCGGCATTGTCGAGCATCTCGTTTGCCTCTTTCTGTGTGGCAAAGAGAGCAATCGGTTTTGACTTTCCGGCTGCATAAACACCGTACCGCCCGGACTCATCAATCTTGCCGTCTCCAATAAACGGGTTGGGCAGGCCATTGTCCTTGGCTTCCTGGATGATCCGCCGCATGTCCGCCGCCATGATATCAAAGCCCCGGTTGGTCAGCTCACGTCCCTTTCTGATCGCCACGATCGCCTCTTCCGAGTAGCCCCGCTCCTTGAGTAGTGCCGATTCTGCGTCAAGCATGGCCTTTACGCCGTCCTCTTCCTCGACAAACTCACCGACAATGCGCTTTTCTTCGATGGCTTTCCATCGGTCGTGGGCCTGCTTGTCCGGGGATTGCGTCCTGTCGATACTGTCTTCTATCTCCTGGATCTCTTCTTCGGTCAGTGCCGATTCCGGCTTGGACACCTGATACTTACCACTGTCCAGGGTTTTGATCCGGAAGCCGTCGCCGGTCTGATCGGTATTTAACAGGTAGTCGTTTGCCTCCTTATAGGCATCCTTAAACTTCTCCCGCAGTTCCTTGATGTAGGTAACGAAATCCCCGAGCACCGCCTGTTCCTTCTCGTAGCGGATATCCCGGCGGAGTAACGCCGCCTGCAGCACCCTGCCGGCCGCTGCAAATTTCTTGAAATAATATTCAGGGGTCGAAAGTATCCGGTCAAGGAACGTTGAATCAACCTTCTTGTTTTTCAGAACGGTAAGAGTACCCATCTGCCCGGCTGTCTCGGCGAGTGATTCTGTCGAGAGTGGGGAGGTTGGTGTTTCTTTGGAGACTGAGAAGCGGGTACCGTCATTACTCTTTGGTAGCTTCGCTTTCCCGGTACTGACAGCACCGCCCTTCATCGAATTTACCCGCACCGCCATATCAGCCAGTGCCGCGAAATCAGCAGCTGTGAATATTTTCGCATCCACGCCCATCTTGAAGAGGATCCGCTTGATGAGAGCGATTACCCGGCGCACCAGGGTAACTTCAGGATGATTCTCGACCATGTAGGCAAGAACCTCTTCCGATACGTGCTCTTTCTTGGTGTTCTTCGGTACCCGCTTGAAAGCCTCGCGTAACGCCTCGCCGGTCGGTGTCTGCTCGAATTGCCGTTTTTCCAGGCTGCGAAGGAGGTTTTGAAACTCTTTGTTGTTATGCAGGACTTGACCGACATGAACACCAACCTCATGCTTGATGACGCCCCACAATTTACCCTGCTCGATATTTTCCGGTATCAGGTAGACTTTGCCGTCGGGCATGGCGAAACCCTGTACCTTGCCGTCTGCGGAGTATTTAGCGGTGATAGACACATCCGATTCGTCGAAGATTACAAAGTTCGAATCACCTTCACCTTTGCCCCGGCTGGAACCGTCTAGGTAGCGGATTCCTCTGATTCCCAGGGAGTGGAGGTATTCGGAGGCTGCTTTGTCTGAACCATGCTCTCTTGAGATGGTTCTGTAAATGTCATTGCCGTCTTTTTCTTTAAAGTTTTCAACGGTCAATTCTCGGCTTAATTTGCTCGCCTTATGATAATCACTCTCGTTATTGACAATATCGTTAAAAGCGTTCTGAATGGCTTCCTTAACAACCTCACTCTGCTCGCTCAAAGGTTTATCCCAATCAAGATAATCTTCTTGTTCGGGTGCTAGTTCTACTTGGTAGAGAGTTCCTTTTCGTGCGTCTATGTCGCCTTCGTTGGCTTCCTCTATGGTTGCTATCGCCTTTTTTATATCCTGTGTTGTTGCATCTTTCAGCCAACCGCTACCGACACTCTTCTCTTCCACGGCAAGACGAAATTTCAAGTCGGCAATTGCATCTTCTTTGCCCTGCTTGAAATCAAAAGCACTCATGATGTTTCTTATATGTGTTGCAAGATATCCGGCCTGGTCCGCTATCTTCTTGCCGTTCAGGTATGCGACAAGGTTTTTCCCAAGTTTTTTACGATACCACTCTGCAACTTCCTTGCTCCCGGCAAAATATAAACCATGGCCGTAAATTTGCGCCCCTTCGCCGGTACCAACCTTATCCATGCGAAATCCATCATGGTCATGCGGGGAGCCATGCCAGGCAACCATAAATTTAGCCTGTTCAGCACTCACGCCAGCTTCAACCAAGATCGCCTCTGCCTCTGCCGCCGAAAGCATAACCATATCGCCTGAATCGATCATCGGCTGAATAACCGCCCGTTGATCTCGGGACAGGTCCGCAAGTGAAGAGGGATTCTTTACCTTCTGGCTGGATTGCGATTGCTTGGGCGCCGCCTGGCCCTGGTCGTCGTCCGTTGCTTCCTTTGCCCAATGCACCCGATTGGGAGAAACACCTTTATTACTTACAGCATGGCCTTTTCTCAGCCCGGCTTCTTCCAGGCTTAATCCTTCGTCCATGGAAATCAGTATGCCGTCGCTCGGTATCGGCGGTGCGTCATCTTCTGAGGTAAGTTCATTTTGCAGCTGCTGCGCCTCGGCTATCTTCTGATTGAGCTCGGCTCCGTGCTCGTATGGCGCACCGAGCTTTTTGTCATACTTGGCTATCTCGTCCTTGTAATCCTCTATCTTGCCTTCATTGTCCCGTTTTTTTGTCGCAACACCATTAAGAGTGTTCATCAGACGGGTAACAAGTCCTGCAGCATCACCTTCGTGATTCACCTCAAGTTTAACATTCTTGGTTATGACCAACTGCAGATTGGCACCCCTTCTGCCGATAAGAGCAACAAGAGGATATCCGTTAAGTTTTCCGACATCTTTTGCAACAGCACTGTCTTTGATTTCGCCGACTTCTTCAACCCTCGCCTGAACCTTTTCCTGGATAGCCTGGCCAAGTTCGGCCCGTTTCTCAAATGACTTTCCATCAACAATGCCGTCTGGTTCACGAATAAAGCCGCCAACCTTGGCCGCCGCTTCGGTAAGGTATTTCGCCTGCCTTACGTGCCAGGCAAGAGAGTTTTCTGCCATCCTGCGATTAGACGCCATGGTTCGCTGATTGTCGGCGTGTGCCGTCTTCAGTCTTTCGAGCCGCTCTATCTCGTTTCGTAGGCCGGCAAGCTGTATAACCCTTGAATCCCCCGAAGCTATTGCCGTCGCCATTTCGTAGGTACTGGAGGCGGAAACATCTTCAATGGACCGAACCGAATCGTCACCCGAGAAGGCCTGTTCGATAAACTTCGACTTACGGGCGACCATCTGCCACATGGTCGAATCGTAGGAACCTTCCGTTGCATACCAGAAGATATCAATCATCTCGTTCTGGTTGCCCTGTCTAATTATCCTGCCAAGTGGCTGCTCGACATCTGCCGGGAACCAGGGGGCATCCATATAATGCAGGGTATGCAACCTGTTCTGCACATTGACACCGGTCCCCATCTGTTTGGCGGAACCGATAATTATCTTCTTCTCTCCGCTTCTTACTGCCGTGAAAAGTTTGTCCTTTTTGGCTGCCGTATTTGCATCTTCCATCCAGCCTATTTCGCTGGCCGGTATTCCCGCCTCCTTTAATCTCTTCGTCATCCAGGACCGCGCATCGAACCCGCGCTGTTTGACCCCATCGCCGAAACCAAGATTGAAGAAAACAATCTGCGCCGCGCCCTTCATCTTACTTGGGCCGCCGCCTATTTTCTCATCATAGGCGAGTTCGCCGGTATTCTTCCATGTCTCGATGATCCCGTCTATCATGGTATTTAGCTTGCTGCCCGGGTCATTCGGTAAACGGGGATTGATATAGCGCATATCGATAGAGGCAAGCCGTCCGTCGGTGATAATGTTGATCATCGGGTCAGGGTTGCCGGGTTGCTGCTTTGACGGCTTAAAGGCTAAAGATTCTTCTATCCTGTTGCTCAATTCCCCCTTGAGGTATGCCGTCAGTTCTTTTGATTGTTTGGAGATAACCATCTTCGGAACACCGCCCGAAACATCAGGCCGCTTAACGAAGGCACCAAGGTCGGTAAAGGTAAGCACGTCCATGAATGATCGTACCCGCTTCATCAATTCAGGGACATTGACGAATTTAGCGAATCGTTCCACAATGACCGGTTTACCTGCCGCGTTACGTTCAAAGTCAGGTGCAACTTCCCCGAACATCGAAGCCCATGCGTCAAAATGCCTGATTCCTTCGGCTTCCATCTGGTCGTCTATAAAGAACCGCATCAGGTTATACAGCTCGCCCATGGTGTTCGTTACCGGAGTACCTGAAGCAAAGGCGTGTGATCGTCCTGGGCTTTGTGTCCCGAGCCATTTCGTCTTGATAAATAGATCGATTGCCTTCATTGAGCCCTTGCTGTCGATACCTTTCGCCTGCCGGTTGGTGGCAAAATCCAGCTTACGGAATTCGTGCGCCTCGTCGACGAACATGAAGTCGGCGCCGATTTCCTCAAAGGTCATGGATTGGTCGCGATCCTGGCTTACCATTCCGGCAAGCATCTGTTCGAGTTTTTCTATCCTGCTTTCTACCCGTTTAATCAGGAACCTGTTGCCCTGCGAATCGTCTGCTTCCATTTCCGCCAGGGAGTCACGAAGATCCTGTATCATTTCATCGCCGACAACATCGATGTTCTCCTGACGCATCCCGAGCTTTGCAAGTGACGGGTGAGTAATAATGATCGCATCAGGGCTATTCAATGCCGCCTGGGCAATAAAGCTGCGCCGATTGTCGGTATGGAAGTTTTCCTCGTCGGCAACCATGATATTTGCCATGGGGTACAGTTCAAGGAATTCATTGGAGAATTGCGCGAGCATATGCTTAGGGACAACATAAATAGGCTTGTGCACCAAGCCAAGCCGCTTCATCTCCATTCCTGCGGCAATCATGATCATGGTTTTACCGGCGCCTACCGCATGGCCTAGGTACGTATTGCCGGTCTGGATGATTCGCCAGATAGCATTTTTTTGATGTGGGTGCAGGTTGAACCGCAAGGACACGCCCGGCAATGTCAAATGAGAACCATCAAACTTACGCCCGGACAGGTTGTTATACTTCTCGTTGTATTCATCAAGAATATTCCCGGCCCTGCCTGCGTCTTCCCATACCCATGAAGAGAACCGCTTACGCATTTTGTCCGCGATTTCGTTCGCCGCAACTGTCCCGGTAACGTCTGGTACGGTCTTCTTGTCGATTGTATCAACAACCTTGATGGTACGGTTGTTCAACACGCTGTCGAGCAATTCAATGGATGATCGTCTCTGCGTCGCCCACTCGCTCGCCTCGCCGCGTCCGCCCTGTACCGTGTTGTTGCCAGTGGGGCTTACCTTGTAATAGTTGGTCGACGGGGAGTATTCAATACTCACTCCGACACCAAAAACCTCACTGGCAAACTGCTGAATGATATTGGTATCGATCCACGGTACCCCGAGTTTGACGGTAACATCAGCCGCTTTCAGCGGTGCCGGTTGCACTTCGGTCAATGCCTTGACGTTTCTTTCGTACTGGCTATCCGCCGCCGCCGCCGCTTTTGCTATGGCAAGTTTTCCTTTGACATCGCCCGCAAGGTAGCCGTCCCTGGTTTCCCAGGCTGCGCCCTCCGGATTCTTGTAAATCAAATCCCCGAGCCCGTCTATGGCTTCCTGTTCGGTTATTCCTATCGAATCGGCAATGTCGGCAAGGTCGAGAACACCGTGAAAATCAAGACTGAGCGCCAATGCGTCGGCAATTGTTTCCGGCTTCTTTCTTTCCGGTTTCTGGATGCTGCGCCCGGTAAGGAATGGCCCCTTGGTTACATTGCCGTTGTCATCCTCCTTTTCAAGAGCCCGTACAGCCGGTGAATCGGCATCGAAGAACATGACCTTCTTGTTCTTGTATCTCTTGGTGATGTTGACTTGCTTTTCCCCGTCCTCATCAATGACGATCTTTTCCGTGATGGTATTGTCGTGGATAGGTCCGTTTTTGGCAACAAACTTGTCGTAAGCCTTGTTCAGTGCTTTCAGGGATTTTTCCCAATCCCCATTTGTGAGTTGGTCATGCTGTGCTTTCTTGACCGCATCGCGTAGCGGCACGTAGTCTTTCAGCCATGTTATCTGTTTTTCCGTCAATCCGTCGAGGGAGGTAACTGTCATTCCCGCGCCGCTCTTCACCCGCATGAGCTTTCCCTTGTCGTTGAGGTAGAGCCCGCCTTCCTTCTTGTTTTTCAGGTCAAACTCGTACTCGACAACATCCTCTCTCTTTTCCGCCTTCTTGCCGGTTTTCTTGGTCTTCTTCGGCTTCGCTTTTTCCTTGGCCTTGCTGTAAACCGAAGAAGGCAGATTCTCTATTGCCTTGGCGAAATGATCTTCAATGTTCCCTTCAAGAGGGAGGACCGTGTATTCGTTCGCCCGGTACCGCGTCCCCTGCAGGGAGTTGGTACCGAGAATCATTTCCGGGTGAGCGACAAAGTATTCATTGATGAGCGTCGGCCCTTCAGGTGTGGTAACTTCCCCCAGGTCGAGCCATGCCTCCCCGCCTGCTAACTGCCCTTCCTCACGCTTTTTAAAGAACAGGACGTCTGTTACTACCTCCGTCCCTGCATTTTGCTTGAAAGCGGTCTGTGGTAGCCGTATAGCTCCAAGTAAATCAGCACGATCTGCAAGATATTGACGAGCTGAGTCATTACCCTTGTCCATGGTACCTTTTGATGTAACAAAGACCAGCAATCCACCTGGACGGACCTTATCCACCGACTTGGCAAAGAAATAGTCATGGAGCATGAACTTGTTTCTTTTGTAGTCCGGATCTGAAGTTATCTTGGTATCGCTGAAAGGAGGATTGCCTATAGCCAGGTCAAAGAAGTTACCGGGCAGCTTCTGTTGAGTAAAATCAGCTCGCAGTATGTTCTGCTGTGGATAGAGATGTTTTGCTATAAGCGCCGTGACATGATCCATTTCAATTCCGGTATAGTTGGAATTGTTGTGCATGGACTTTGGTATCAGCCCCCAAAAGGAGGACACTCCCGCGCCTGGTTCAAGAACCTTACCGCCCTTGAAACCAAACTTCTGCAGGGCGCTGTATATGGAATTAATGACAGCCTCACTGGTGTAGTGGGCGTACTGCGTGGACCGTGCTGCGGTCTTTATTTCGTCTTTGGTGAGAATGTCCGTTAGCCGGGTAGCGAGTTCCTTCCAGCCCTCGTCTCTCGCCCAATTCGGCATAACTTTTCCATTCTGCGCGTACCCTGGAAAAAGATTGTTGGCTATCTCACTTGCGCCGAACCCGGTATAAAGAGAGAGAAGTTCTTGTTCTTCTGGCGTTGCCGGCCGATTTTCTTTATCAAGTTTCTTGGCAAGCTCGATGATATCAAGGTTGCGCTTGGCCGTGGCCTTCCAGGATCCTTCCCGCTTTATTCCTCCTGCTGGTATTCGGTAGTCTCGTCCGGCATGTAGAGGCTTTCCGGGAATATTAGGTTGTCCGCCAGGGCTACTTCCCAGATCATCCTTGTCCGCATCTCTATTTCCTGGGCCTGCTTCATTGGCGACAGGTCCATTTTCTTGACCTGCTGTTCCATCTGGTAGCTTGCCGTCTCGAATTCCTCCATTAAGGCCGCTTCCCTCAGTTCCAGAAATTCCGGTAGTTCCTTCTCCACCTCTTTTATCAGGTGATACACTTTCGGTGACGTCTCCCTTAGTGCCGTCTCGATCATCTTCAGCCGTTCCTTTCTCATTCCTTGCTGCCAAAGTGCCATTGTTCACCCCATCGGTTGTAGTTGACTGCGTTTCTTTGATAGTAGGTTCTTTTTCAGGAGAAAGCAACTTTTTCTCATCTGAAAGAATGGCGTCAACATCCGCATGTGACGTAATCCCTTCGGTGTCCAGCCCCGGGTAATATCGTAAATTCTCGTAAGTGCCGCGAAGAAACGGTTTAAATTCGTCGCCGATATCCGACAGGACAGTCTTTGACCATGTGGCAAAATCCCTGATCCCGGCTTCGAAGTATGCGCCGCCCAGGGTAAGCATGTCCTGAATGAGTTCTGGATCGAGCCCGGCATTAAGAGAATTTCTTTTCGCCTTGAGCCTGGCCCTGGCTGCTTCTACTGCGTCGGCGGTAAATAACTTGTTGTTGGCGAATTGGTCTTTACTTGACTCAGAACCGACAACAGCCTCTTCCTTTGCGTTAACTGGTTGTTTTTGCTCAGTGGTTTTGCTTGACTGTGAGCCGACAACAGCCTCGTCTTCTGCAGGTAAAGGCTTTCCATCCCATCCGGTATCGCTGTCATTCTGCCAATAATTGTTTTTGATTTTTGGCTTCTCGGCTGCTGGCTCTTCGGTAGGCGTTAGATTTGCCTTGGCACGGGCATCTTCGTCTGCGAGCTTCTTATCATTGAATATCTTGACACCCACCACGCTGCCGGAATCAACGTCGGTCAACACTGAGTGAAACTTACCAGTGTCTTTGTTGAGCAAAACTTCAGACTTCATCGCGTCGTCTTGGTTGGCGTATGAGGATATGACTTCCATGTCAATTCCAGCCTCGCCCCTTACTGTATCTCCAACCTGCGCATTACTTTTTCCCTGAACCGTTTCACCTGTCGGCTCTACAGGAGATATTTGATCACCCCCTTTATCGCTCACATTATCGGTTTCTTGAGCCACAACAGGGCTTGTTGTCGTTTCTTGAGACACAACAGGATTCTTTTCAGCGTCGGTAAGATACTTTTCCCGGATAAAGAAGCCGCCGTCTTTTTTGAAGGTGTAAGGGTCGATCTTTTTTGCTTCTTCCTTGGTCAGATCGGTACGGACAATACCCTTGATGATCTTGCCGGACTTTTTGACTGTATGTTCGACCAATGAAGAAGGATTGTTTACGCGGTCGGAGTCGCTCCCGTTACCCTCTGCCACACCTTCTTCATTGGCTGTTACTGGGTCTGGTTGTTTGTGCGCGTCAAGCCATGCTTTTGTCCTGTTCGCAACAAACCTTCCATTATCTTCAACAATATCGTAGTCAGAGACTTTCTGACCTATTTTGTTTATTTCCCTGATTGTTGACGCTTCCGACGTATACCCCTTTCCGTCCTGTCCGTCTAAAGGCCATATGTAGGTGTCGTAATTCGCCTTGATTTCGTCGTCAGTCTTTATATTGTCTCGATGTAACGCGGGTACCTTCAGGTTGCTCTTGCTGCCGTCTTTTTTATAGATTGGGAGTATTGTTCTGTTCCCATTGTCAATGTCGCTCTGCATCACGTAATAAGTGTCGCCGCGCGTGTCTCTGACCTTTACGGGTAATTCTTTCCCACCTACCTCTCCCGAGTCATCAACCAACCCTTTCCTTTCCGGCCCTGCCTCCGCTCCTGAATCTCCTTGCGTTCCTTCAGGTACAGTTCCCTCTTTTCCTTCAAGGTTAGCTGGTGTGTCGGTTTCTGGAGTAATCTGATTTCCAGTCTCTTGAACAGAATCATTTATCGCTCCTTGTGGTTCGGTGTCTTTTTGCATCCGTTCAAACTTCGCCTGCCGATACTTCTCGTTTTCGCGCAACTGTCCATCCTGCGAAGAGTCGGCGAAGTCGTTCATAATGTCGTTTGTGTCGAGTAAATCACGGTCTTCCGGTGAGACATCCGGAGTAACAGGTTGAACAGGTTCCCCTTCAGGTTCGACCGGCGCAACAATCTCGCCGGTATCAATATCGAATGTCTCGCCGGTTTCAGGGTCCACCATGGTACGCTGAGACGGCTTGGCCGGTGCTGGTGCAGATATGTTTTTTTCATATCGTGATCTTTGTGTTACCCGTTCGCCGCTGCTTGCAGAGGTGTAGGTGTACTCATGCAACAGGTGGGTATTGTCTGGAATTTTACCAACCACCCCACTACCTGGATCATCTTCGTTGAAAATAATCATGGCCGGAACATTCTCTTCGCCATTTTCATCGAACGGTATCAATTCTACAGACTTCCTCCCTGTTGTTTTCGATACCGTTACCCTGGTTACTTTATACCCATCTCCTTCAGGGAAATTGAGCGTGTCTCCTTCTTCTGCATTAGATAGCAACCAAGAACCTGTCTCCTGAGCTGTTTCCTTTGATGGGGAGTCGGTGAATTTTTTATTTACAGCACTCCATCCCTTGTCACTTTCCCCTTCGGTGTTGTTCGCTGGTGCTGGTGCTTCCCCGCCAAAATCAGCCGAAAACTCCCCGGTGCCCTGCTCTGCAACCATGGCCTTGTTCTCGGCGACACTCTTCAGGTAGCTCCAGACTTTCGCCTGTTCCTCGGTCAGCTGCTCACCGTTGCCTACTGCGAGAAGTGTTTCCTTGGCACTGGTAGACGACACATAACTCTTTACTGGTTCGCCGGTCTGCTTCTCCCAATCATTTAATACCTTCGGTTTGACGAAATCTGGATTCGTTCCCTGCTCAATAGAGCCCCACATTTCACGCAAATGAGGACCGAGCCGCTTCACGTCCTCCAGGTCCGGCTGTTGTTGGATCTCCTTGGCCGGATCAGTGGCGCTCTTCTGCTCTGTGGTGATATCGATGCTATCAAAAGCGTTATCCGTACCACCTTCAATAATATCCTCTTTCGCAAAAGGAACAGCGACAAACCCGTTATCTCTCCGAGTTATAGAGTAGTTGTCCAGGTCGACATGCTTTAACCGGGCATGAGTGCGAAGGGCGCTCTCGCTGACAAATGGTTTTCCCGTCGATGTAGTGAATTCTCCGGTAGCAGGGTCAATAATGGTGACATTATCTGCAATAACATCCTCCATTCCGCCTGTTTCCGCGATAACCTCGTCGGTAGCCTGCTCCTGGTCTTCGACAACGACATTTGCCGCGATAGTGCCAAGGTTGCTCTGCTTGGTCTTGTCGATCGGTGCCTTAAGCAATTCAGAACCAAGGCTCATGCCCCCGCCCTGCATCGCACCTACCACTGTGCCGGTTGCCATCGCCTTTGTGACGCCTTTTGCAGTATCGTCTTCACCCATGGCCACATTGGTAAAATATTGCTCCTGGCCTGACTGAAGGTTCTCTTCAATCGGTCCTTCTTTGACCATTGCCTTTCCGACTTCTTTAGCAGAGCCAAGAATACCACTTCCGGACCGCTGTGCGCCGAGTCCAGCCGTGGCAATACTCGCCTCTGCATCACGCAAACCGGGTATTTTCGAGGTTACAGCGCCTATTGCGGTAGTGGTGAGTCCTGCCGCCAGTGCCGGTCCTATCGTTTCGCCGTATGATCTGCCGGCATGTCGGCCCTGCTCCTGAATTCCACCGGCTGTCTGTGCGCCTTCTGTTCCTGCGCCGACCGCGACGAGCGTTCCCTGCACCGTTTTGTCCGCAAAGAATTTCCCGGCAAATGCTTTTGCTGCTTCTGTCCCTGCGGCGATATTGTTCTTAGCCAATGCTGAACCAAGCATCTTGACCGCTGCTGTCCGTGCCGCCGCTACTCCGGTTAGGGTCATTGGTGCCGATTCGACTATGGCGCCAAAGGCAACTGACGGATGGTCGACCAGTGCAACGATAGTAGGCCAGAAGCCTTCTGCCTCGGATACCTTCTGGTTGGTGTATTTGCGTCGGTCGCTGTACCCGGATGAGAGTATCTCGTTTGTCGCTTCTGGATCGTAGCCGACCTTCGATAACCCCTTGCCTGCAAGGTTGCCGGTGAAAATATTCGTAAGACCAACAATGGCCCTGCCGCCACCAACAACACCCTTGGCCGCGTCAATGGCAGTGTCCTTGATAACTCCGCCCCATGTCTGCCTTGGGATATCCTCGACTATTTCAAAGGGCTTGTTCGGGTCGAATCCGGTGTTGCTGTTCTCTATTATATCGAAGGGCTTGTCTGGATCGAATGGCATTTATCTACTCCATGGAGATGTTGAATGGCCACTTCTCAGGCTCTTGAATCTGTTGTCAAGAGCATTGTACTGGCCCTCAAGTGCCTCATGCACTCCTGTTTTTCCTTTGTTCGCCATTTGCTTTTTGTACATTTCGGCGGCTATTTCCTCAACGGTCAGATTTGTTTCTGTCGTGGACTTGTACCTTTCTGCCAACGACATAAGGGTGTTTCGTGTTTTCGGCGGAAGTGAAGAGAGGATATCTGTTGGGTTCTCAGTCTGGACAGGAGACAAGCCTTTTTTTGCCGGGTTTTCCTGAACCGGTTTTTGCTTCTGTGTCGGCTTCGGCTTCGGCTTCGGTGTCGGTGTCGGTGCCGGTTGGGTTGGGGCAGGTTGCTGCACCGAAGAGGCCGGAACCTGAAACGTCTGCCCGTTCTGCGTGACTGTGACCATCGGTTCCAGGCTCCCTGTGCCTCCGTTAAGCTGGTTGTAAAACTCCTTCTGCTTGGCCTGTATTAACTCGTCTTTCGGCCTTGGGTTTAGGACACCTTCAGCTTGGTCTTCAGCCCACTGCTCGGCCATCTGTACCGACAGCTCCTTTTTTTGTTCTTCAGTTCGTACAACCTTCAGCTTGTCGGTATTTGGATCATAAACACTTACGCTTCCATCGTCGTTGAACTGCGTTTTTAATGCTTGCGGTTTCCCGCCTTTCCCGCCGCCGACATACCGCTCCTCGAATCTCTGATCAATCTTCTTTTTGCTTTCGTAGTCAGACAGACCATCTTGCCGCTGCATCTGATAATCTTCCATGGCTATTGCCCGGTCGGCCTGTTCTTTCTTTGTGGTCCGATACGCTTCAAGAAAAGAATTATCTCCAGCCTTGGCCCGGGCCAAGGCGATAGCTTTAGCCGTCGCCGCTCCGCCGTTTCCCCATTCGAGAAGCCTGTTAACCGGGATAGATTGCACCTGGTTGTCTTGTGGATCGGCACTGGCTCCTGTGGTCATCGGTGCCTGGTATGTTTTACCATCCTTTCCGGTGACGTTGAAGCCTATCATCACCTCACCTTCTTTGTTTGACGGAACAACCGACTCAGCCGTTCTGTTAAGTCCATCATCACCCCCCCTGGCCGCCAACTCTTCAGCACCGATAAGGTTAATGAGTTCCGTGGTTAATTCGTTCGGCGGGTTTTTCCCGGATGAAATGTATTTTGATATTTCATCGTGTGCTGCAATGATCTTTCCTGTCCTGGCCGGGTCTTGCAAAAGCCCACCAACCTTTTTAACAGCCTGCGGATTTCCGGCCAATTCTGCGCCGAATATACTCTCAATCTCCGCGGCATTTATTTCCCACAATGCCATACTGTCATTGTAGGTCTTTTCTTCGCGGGCACGCAGTTTGTCATTATATGCATCCTGCTTGGCGTAGCGTTCCTTCTGCAACGCCCTGTCCTCAAGCTGGATCTTATCATTTCGGTTTTGCCGATGAATATTGTCAACAAAGGCGTATCCCCTCATTGCGTCAAGAGCGTAATTAGGCATGGCGATTCCTTAAAAAAGAGATGAGGCTAAGAATCCAACTGCTGCACCCGCGACAGCGCCCCACGGGCCACCAATGGAACCTACTTTCGAGCCGAGCATTGCCCCGCCCACCGCCCCGGTAACAGTGCTGCTTATCTGTGATTGTTTTTTCTGTTCGGCCATTTGCTCGTTGGCCGTCTCGCGCTTGGCTTCCATGGCGGCCACATCGCGCAAGCCGGAAAGCGCCTGTTGTTTATAGCTTGCGCCTAATCCCGTTATGCTCATTTACACACCCCTTGAAGTAAGCCCGCCGGCCAGTAACAACTGGTCCCGAGCGTTCATCTGATCTCTGTTGGTGTTCTGGGCATCGACAATTGAGGTCGTCTTGGCCAAAACTGCCTCTCTATTCCCGGCCTGAGTGTTGCCGTCAACGCCATATCGAGACATCGTTCTACTCGCCACTCCCCGCGCACTGTCTGCCGCATTTGACGCATAATCGGTTACAGCCGACATCCTTTTATTTCTGAGCTCCGGGTTATCGTATGCGTCGATGAGTTTATTTTCCAACGGGATAAACCTTGCCTTGTAGTCGTCCCACTGCTCCCGGTTTATTGCCGCTAAGGTATCGCTAGCTACGCCCATTATCCTTCTCCATTGGCTACGAGTTCACTTGTGGGTAGAAGATTGCTTGTCGATGTCGTGCGATTATTCCATCCGGCAATGCCCATCCCTGCGGCACTCATCCCGGAAGATACCCACGATTGCGTAGTGTCATTCTGGTTGATGGTGTCTGAAATAGCCTTCCCGGTCGCGTCATAGGCAAGAGAAGTCATATCCCGGCCCGCTTCTACCGCCTGGCCGCGACCCATGGCTACTGACTGTTGCAAGCCCTGATAGGTCTGGTCGTCCACGGCCTGGCTGGATATGCTTTGTGCTTTGCCGGTTGCCGCCCCTCTATCTGTTGCAACACCGGAAGTCATGGCCTTATACGCGCCACTGCTCGGGTCCATACCGGCCTGGAACATCTGCCTTTCACCAACAGCCTGCTCCTTGTCGAACTCCGAACCGACCGCGGTATTGACCTGACCGGTCATCTTGGCATGGTCCCCGGCGTCCATCGCGGTATTTTCTATCCACTCATCCTCGAATGGCTTGAGCCTTGTGTTGTATTGGTTCCATTGCTCTCGGGATATCTGGGCAAGTGCTATTTCCTGGGAAGTTTCTTCTACCTCGTTATCGCCCTTCATTAAGGCAACCGGCCCTTTGTGGTCGTAAGATTCTTCGTGCAGGATTTTTCCGGAAAAATCCATAACCAGTGTGGTGTATATTTTCATAGAGTCCTCATGAAGTAATGCAGATCGTTCAACATGGTTATCCGGTATTTTTCCCGGTACTTGTGAAGTTGCGCGAAAGCGCTGTGGTTATGCTTTTCGACATGAAAGACGTATCGCTTAACCCCCAATTCCTTTAGCCTTGCTTCCATGGTGGTCAAAAGCCGGAAGTACAACCGGCTTCCGCGTAGATCTTCACGGATAGCCAGGAAATCTCCGTATGCTTTAGATGACGGGCCAACCAGCGCATACACCACCCCACACACTTCTTGGCCGTCATCCGCTACCAGGCACAGCCCTTTAATCTCGTCAGGCTCATATGGAGGATCAACCCCGCACTCCTTGAGGAGATACACCACCTGTTGGAAATCCTTTTCGTCGTAGTCTCGAATTCGCATAAAAAAAGGCCCATCTCATTTGTTTTCTGAGAAGGGCCGCTGAATTACCTGTAAGGGTTCGTTGGTGATATGATTTATCTATTCTACAACATTTTTTTGTTATGTGCCATTATTGGTTGATAACAAACACGGTGTTGGCCCCACTCATCCGCCAGATAGTGTACTGCTGAAATATCTGATCCATACGGTAGGTATAGGCAATAAGCACCTGGCGTAGATCCTCTACCGTGGTTGGTCGAATGGAGTTATCAGACAGTATCCAACCTCTCTGTTCTTCTACCGGGAGGTTGAGTGTTACCGCCGTTTCAATGGCATTACGCATGTTATCCCGACCATTCTCGTTGACCTGCCATATGACATCAAATACAGTGATATCACTTGATATAGCAGTATCCCTGGTGAGCTTGGCTGCACGGAGTAATTCAGCCTTCTGGTAATCGGTATTCAGGGCTACTTTCATACGGCTTCTATCTCCCAGGATTTGGTGATATATGGAAACTGTTCCACGGTGACGGTAAAGGTACCTACAGTATCGGTTGTGAACTCAAACTCTCCATCATTTACCTCATATGCTGTTTCATTTACCTTGACCGTACATGGGAGGGGTAAGTCTTGAATGACGATTGAATCCACACTATCTGCGGAGAGGGTAAGTTTGTCTGGTTCAGCGGTTATTTCAGGGCGAGGGAGAATTGAATTAGCCAGATCGTGGTAATGAGTTTCAATTATAGAATCATCATCACTTGGATAGTACGGAAATACCCCGTAGCCTTCTCTTTGGTTATCTATGTTGGCTTGTAGATCCTCGTCTGGACACATTATTCTACAGATTAATTCACCTGTATTTGTATTATAAAATATATGCATTATTACCTCTTATACGAAATTATTTCAAAGTATGGTTCATATATTGTTCCAGCTCCTTGAGTCACTGTTGCAGTTATGGTATAACTGTAGGTATCACTCCATGGTAGTGTATCTACCCATGGCAGCATAGCTTGTGTGTAACTATCATCAGCTATTATTGTGAAATTTCTTATTACACCCCCATTACGTTTAAGTGAGATAAGCCATCTAGTCGAATTATTCGCATCTGAGTTATAAAAGCCATAAAATATTGCATATATCTTAATAGCAATCTGTCTACCTGCATATCCATACAGTGATAGCGTAGAGGCAAACGATGTACTTGAACTATAGGATGTTACTGCATTACCATTAATTGTTTCTGTGTAAACAGAGTTGGCCACCATTACAACGCCTCTTACGCTGGCTGCATTTATATCTGTAGCAACGATGGTTCCTGCTACGATATGCCCAGAAGTAACAGAATTCGCTGCCAACTCAGAAGCAGTGATTGCATTAGCGGCAATCTGTGTTGCAGTAAGGCTATTTGAAGCTATCTTATCGGCCGTTATTGTACCAGCTTTAATCCTGGCTGCAGCAAGATATCCAGTTGTAATTTTATCAGCAGCCAGACTTCCTATCTTGGCACTGGTGATGCTTGCATTAACGATATGTGCCGTTGTTATTGCTGCATTGCCTATAACCCCGTCACCTGCAACGATAGCTCCTGTAGCAATTTTTCCGGCTATGACACAGCCAGCGGAAAGCTCAGAAGCAGTAATAGCATTGGCTGCAATTTGAGCTGCAGTTAAGCTATTTGAAGCTATCTTATCCGCCGTTATTGTACCAGCACTAATTTTCGCAGCGGTGATTGCATTACTTGCTATTTGCGTTGCTGTGATACTTAAAGCCGCAATTTTCCCGGCAATGACAGAACCAGCCGCAAGTTCAGAAGCAGTGATTGCGCCCGCATTAATCTTTGCCGTGGTGACTGCGTTTGCGGCTATAGTGTCAGCCGTAACGGCGCTTGCGGCTATTTTCCCTGCCGTAATTGCCCCGGCGGCGATCTTGGCCGCCTCTACAGAACCCGCTGCGATCTTAGCGGCGGTGATGGCTCCGGCGTCGATCTTGGCGCTGGTAATTGCATTTGCCGAAACCTTGTCTGCCGTAATGGCATTGGCCGCGATCTGGCTGGCAGTTATTGCTCCGGCGCTGATTTTTGCGGTGGTAATGGCGTTGTCGGTGATCTGGGTGCCGGTGAGTTGGCCTGTGACTTTGGCTGCTGCCACGGCTGCGATCTGCGCGTCGGTGAGTTGGCCGGTGATTTTTGATGCGGCCAGCCCTGCGATCTTTGCGTCGGTGATGGCCCCGTTGTCGATCTGGTCAGTAGCGATCTGGCCCGCGATCTTGGCCGCGTTGATGCTGGCTAACTGGGCATCTGTTAATTGACCAGCAATCTTAGCTGCCGATATCTCTGCAAGCTGGTCATCTGTCAATTGTCCTGATATAAAAGCGGCCTCTATCTTTGCCACCCATTCATTAGCAATGTTCCAGTAGAGCGGACCGTCAGGGCGGAGAAAAACAGAGCAGTCTACGGGATAAAGTTCATCGGGCAATGACGGCAGCACATCAACTGCCCTGACCGGGAAAATACCATCTTCATATCCCAACTGCGAAAGCATGAGGTCGCGAACATATTCCGGTTCATCGGCTGTGCTTGCAGGAGTACCGCTTGTCTGGTTGAAGGGCCCGACAATCCCTGAAGTGCTGATGTTCCGCACCCAATAATAATACACCTGAGATAGCCTTGAATCAGGTGGAATGTCAGCATAGAGGTTCGCCCGCGTCGCTCCGATAAATACGGCAAGCCCTAAGTCGTCAACGTCCGCTCTGTGGATCTCGGTATATGAATGATTGGCGTATGACGGCCCGTCCCACTCCAGCATGATGCTGTTGAAAGCACCGGTGGCAATAAGCCCCGTTATGGCTGGCGGTATCGTCGTATCAAAGATCTCATCACCTGCCCCCGTGTCAATTCCGGCTATCGGATACGTGCCGTTGATCGCATCGGCAACCGACAGGAAACCGCCTTGCTGCCGGACAACTGCAAAAAAAGCCCTAATCTGGTCAATAGCCTGCTTTACTTCGGTGGCAGTGGCCTTGTGGGATATGACTGGAATATTTGGCGTTATCATGGGTGGGTTGCCTTGCGTAATTCTTCCATGGTTGTGGCGAACAGTACCGGGCTGTAGATCTCAAAGGCGGAAACAATCTCTATCTCGTATTCACTGGCATAATACCCCCCGGGAATACGGAAGGGAGCCGATGACACAACGTTTTGCGTATGCTTCAGCACTCCATCTGCATAGAGGTTTGCCGTTACCGGGTACCCTGCAGCCGTAACCATGCCGACAGAAGGCGGCGTTACCGGGCTGTTCATCGAGTATTTCTTGCTTCTGAATTTCGCCGTGGAATAATTGTCGGTTGCGTGTCCTTCCCAAGCTATAATGTTGCTGCCGACCATCAAATACAGAGTATCGGTTATCTTGTCTTCATAGGCCGCGGTAGCGGTTATGGTGGAGAGAGTTTTTACACCGTCCTCCCGGGTATCGATCACCACTCCGCTATTTCCGGTAAACCCGTAATAACAGCCGTCATGGAAAGCTGAAATGAGATTTGCAGGGACAAGAGCCTGCCACTGCTCGCGGGTGAAAACATCCTCAGTGATGTTCTTTGCCGTTCCGGGGCCGATAACGATCAACCCGTCAGGAGATGGATAAGCAATGGCATCACCGATATCACAGATACCCCGTTTGCTCACGCACGATTGATTGATTTCAAGGTGCTCTTTGGTCATGTACTCCGGATCTGTTCCGGTAATCAGGTATGGCCGGCCATTGGTCAATACTAGAACTGAGTTGCCGAATACCCCCAAACCAACCGGGGTGTAGTCTATCGGTACCCGGTACGCTTCCGGCCATGCGTGGGGCATGTATGGCACTGAGAAACAAATATCCTTGCCGCTGATACCGACCATGAATCCGGATGGATGCAGGTGAAGGCTGTGCATATTGGCCGGTGGAGCGTCCCATGTTACGGAAGGCAACGCTTCACCAAGACTTTCCGTGGCTACTGTGTCGCTAAACGTCGTGGCGGCAATGGACACCGCCCCGACATATTTATACTCAGTTCCGGTTGTCCCGGTAGCTGTCCGGTAAATTCTCTTGCTGGTTATATTGTAGGATCCGGTAGGGGAAACAGACAGTAAAGAGAGGTTGACAGACTGACTCGGTTCCACCGCTATGATACCCGATGGAGCAGAAGGCGGCCCCTCTTCTCCCCATGCTGAAACGTAGGTATAGACATACGATCGTGATTCCGCCTGCGTCGTGTCCACCGATTCACCGACTACGGCAAGAGATGGCATTGACGGCGGTACCGGAATACCAAGGGTGTATGCGTTCGTTGGGTAATTCGTTCCTCCACCGGCTGTTATGATAGTCGAGTTGGATACTTTCGGAACACCTTCTCCGGTCCAGTATAGCCGGTCGGTTGTATCCCCGGCTATAGGTCCGCGAACGACATCGACATCTTCCAGCCAATGCAGCCAGAACAGGCCATATTTAAAAATGGTCTTCTTGGTTCCGACTTTAGAAGGGGTATTGACTGAGAGAAAATTCTTGATTGGCCGGAGACTGCCCCGGTCGGTACGGCAATTCGCGGCAATTTGCCCGTATGGTTCAGGGATGAGTCGCGCGTCGAGTTTAGGGATTGTTCCCTTGAACGATCTGATAGATATAAGCACCTGGCCCCGCCTTTTATTTTTTACCTACATTAGAACCATTGCGCTTTGACCCGTCTCCTGGCAGGATTATTCCGTGCAGAGAGGATAGCGTCGATAGATGCGTCCATGGTGATCAAGAACGCCTGGTTAGCCAGGAGAGCAGTCGTTCCGCCGTTTTTCGTCGCCTCGATAACTCCATCGGCTATAAGCCAGTCGAACACCCCGCCCCAGGGTAAGGTACTCTCCATACCGAGTGTCCCCGGTGAGGCATAGAACCGACCCTTGAGCTCATCGGAGTAGAGCGCCGGAGGATAAATCTCGACATTGGCGCCAAGCAACGAATAGTACCTGGGCGTGCCGGTATAGCTGGCAACCTCGGCAAGTGATCCTGGCGGAAGAGGCTCGAGCACTATGGTAGAAGAATCGCGAACAAGGTACGGCCCATCGGCAAAGCCACGGAAGTTGTCCGGAAGAGCAAACGGTTCGTCGTCGGCGTAGATATCAAATGACTCTTGAACGATCTCCGATCGCTTCGCCCATAGCCTGAGAAAAGCGACCTCAACCGAAGAGTTAAGCGCATCGATAAACGACAGGCCGCTACTGTTGTCAATAGCGGCAATCCGCCGCATGAGCATGTCAAGAAGTTGTGCGCCGGTCATCTCTCACCCGAGGTCATTTCCGTGGCGCCCTCAATTTTTTCTTTAAGAGACAACGTTTCAACGAATTTTTGGTAATGCGCCATGGCCCTTTCGTTGTTTCCGGCATAGTTTGCGTCTTTCGAATACGCCCGAAACAGGCAGTAATCCAGCAATGATCCGGAATAAATATCATCAAGGGTGATGGCACTGCTCACCGTCGCCATGTCGGCAGGTGCCGCCGAATAGATCAATTCAACATATCCTGGGGAAACTGCAGGCTGCGGCGGGTACACGTAAAAGACTTTCGGGTTACGGCCATCATAAACGCAGTAGGCCGCACTGGCATCAGTGGTTGCCGCGTGCCAGTCGGGTACCTGCTCGTCGAGAATCTGCCGGTTGATGGACCGTACCGCCTTGCCGGGACTGGTTCCCGTGGTGCCCATGTTTCGGACAACGCTTATTAAGACGATACCATCGGCAGGAATGGACTGCTTTGTACCGGCAATGAGAATTTTCGATTCGTTTCTTACCGAGGAGTCGGGTTTCAGCAGAACTATTTCCCGCTGGCCCTCGTTGATCCACCCGAGTAATTCCGCTTCCGGCCACCGCACACCGGTTGCATCCTGGATAATCGTCTGCGCCTTGGTGATTATTGCCGAAGCAAGTATAACTCCCATTATTCATACTCCTTGTCGATGATGGCAAAGACCTGCTCTTTCATGTTCTCCAGCGAGAAGCGACGAGACAGGTTAACTCCGAAATCCTGCAGACAATACCTCTCCACGTCTTCTTTTTCGGTCAATGACTGATAGAATTCCTTGGCACTTTGCCTGTCGGTTTGTTCGGCCACCGGTTCAGTGGCGCTGGTATCTCCCGCGTTAAACAACATTGTTTCAAGGGGGGAGGTGGGCATGACAAAAGGAGAGGTCGGCATGACAGGTTCGACATACTCCCGGTAAAATCGACCGCCAAACGTCTTCAACAGATAGTCAACTGAACCTGGGTTGCAGACGTCGCAGACATAATCACCGTGCTCGTTTTTTTCGAAATCCATCCGGATTCCGTTGTACATGACTGTCGTCACGCCGTCCCTGTCTATCAGGCATTGTATTTTCATAAAAAACCTCAACGGGCGGGGGGATTTTACTCCCCCCGCCCATACAGCTAAATGTTAAATTTAACTACGCGCCCTACGGTAGGTGAGAACTCCCCGCAGTGTTCCGGCTGCTGCAGTATCAGCCGCAGTAGTCACTTTAACACCAACGACTCTGTTGGCATCCGACGCAGACAACTGGAGGCCATCAACCACAGACGCCCTTGCTACACCTCCAGCCTGTGCAACGGTAGATGTGGTAAGGAGGTTCGTCCCGGATACTAAATCGGTCATACCCGCGTTGAGCACCCCTACCGATACGGCAATGGCTGGAGTTCCCGTGTCAAGGTCGTCTGACTGAAGCGTGAAATCAACGATCTCATGCTCGGCAGGGAGGTGACACAGGGCAACGATGTCGTTTGCGGCCAGGGTATCAGGTACCTCATACGTTCCGACAGAGACAACCATTTGCCCGGCCTGGTCCAAGGTGATCGGAACTTTAAGAACTTCTGCTGCTTTTAAAAGTGCCATTATTATCCTCCGTTAAATGGCCAGAGACGCGGTGTCTACTGCCATGACGCCGAAATCCAGCCCGTTATAGGTTGTTTTCTTGAAGCCAAAAATACAGCTCGAAGAAATGACGACAACGTTTCCGTTATCCCGGGACTCTTCGTGCCAGTCGTAGCGCAACCCGGTGCCCGGTGATCCATAAGCGAGCGCACCGGCCTGGTTACCGAGCAGCAGTGCCCGTGCGGCGCCGACATTTGAGCCTAATCCGTAGTCGGAAAATCTAACAACCGCCTCATGTTCATGGAGAACGACGTTGTTATACGCGCCAAGACCGCCCTTAAAGATAGGGGAGTTACGCCCTTCAGCGGTAGCGGCTGCTTTTTGCAGATCAAGCCACCCGCCGGTTCCGGTAGAAATCCGCATATCGCTTGCCTGTCGGGTGCCCATAACCAAGACGTAGTGCATCTCGCCGTTAATCTTGATCGGTTTCATCTTTGGTACGCCCTGGGTACCGCCACCCATGGCTTTCACCTTGACAAGCGCCTTGTCGACCTCGGCAAGACTCATCTTGTCATCAGCGATCAGGGTTCCCTTGGCGTGTCCACCGGCAACATGAAGGTGGGATGCGTCAGGTGCCGTGATAGCGTTGTTCGCCCGACCGGTCCAGGTAGTTGGATAGATGAAATCCGCATTGATCCCGCGAGCCCCGGACATATAGATAAAAATCAATTCATCAAACATCCGTGACCACCACTCTGCCATGCGGTCCTTACCGACCATACGCAAATTGTGCAGGGTCCGCTTGCGGGTCATTCTTCCGCCGCCATTCACGCCGCCCCTGGCCTGATCAATATACAGGGAGTCGGTGTAGAACTGCAGGGCTTCCTCGGTTCCTTCCTGCGTTTCGTCTCCCTCGATAGGCTGTTGAGTGAGCTGCATGGACAAATCATAGGTAATCAATTCGCCTGCATCGTTTTCAAGCTCGGTGAGCTGCATAATGGGAGCAGAGGCAGTACGCCCCTTGCCGATAAACTTACGTTCCCAATACATCTCCCGACTTACATCTACTGCGAGCATACCCGAAAACTTTTTGACAGCCTTCGCGTCGCCCAGGCCAACAATAGTTCGTGCCATAGCTTAACTCTCCGCTTTCAGCCCTCTTGAGCTATCGGTTTTTTTTGGGCGATATGCCCGCCATCCTGTGTTACGCACACAGAACTGTCTGCATCAATCCGTAATCTTACTTTTCGGCCTGTCTTCTTTTCGACCGTAACTTTTGCCTTGCCAACGTAAATTGACCGTCCAGCGTCTATGTCCAGATAAAGGGTGCTCATTTACCGGACAGGTACCGCTCTTGCTTCGCTTCTGACAACTTCGACAATGCGTCTTCCAGTTCAACCCCGGTTAGTTTGTCGATATAGTCAAACTCTCCTGCCGATTCATTAGCTGCTGAAGCAGGGAGGTCAACAATGCTCGGGGCTTCAGGCCGTGGCGATTTCCCTTTTTCTGCTGGAGGAGGCGGCTTTGATACAGCAACGTGCCCATTCATCGCTTCTTCCATTCTCTTCGCTTTACCAAGGCAGTCATCAAACGAGAGGACTCCGGGCATGTTTGCCACGGCTTTTACGCAGGCATCCAAGGCAATGTGCCTGTCCTTGTCGGTGAGATATTGGCCGTTATCAGAAAAGAACTTATCCTGGGCTGCCTGCCAATCGTTTGCGGCCCGGACATCCACATTATGCTTTTCTTCGGCGTCACGCTCCATCCTGGCCACATCATCACGTCTGTCAAGGAGGTCTGCAAGCTCGATCTCTCCCTCGTCAAACTGTCTGGCCAGCTCGGAACGTTCCGCCTTGAACTGTTCGGCTATGTCTGAAGGAAGGGGTACGGTGTCATGATGGACAACAGGCGCTTTTTCCTGCTCCTGAACATGATCGTCCTGCAGCGGTACAATTTCCCCTCCGTCTGGTCCGTTGGCGTCAACCTCATCCGTCACTGTATCGGCAGATGCTGATTCATCATCGGTGGAAATTGCGTCGCGCTCTTCGTCGCTCAGTCCTGCCAGTTCGTCTTCCGTGTACTCGCCTTCCGTGTAATCTTCGGTGCTCATGCGCCTGTGCTCCTGTTTGTTTTTAAATAAAAAAAGGCCCAACCAGAACAATGTCTAGTTGGGCCTTGGGATTTCGCTTGCGCGGTCCGTCAGTAACCTATGGTTTTTTCAAAAATGTATACTATTGATCAATTATAACAAATTTATTCAGTTTGCACAATTTATTGTTGACAATGCTATCTTGTCACATCCTCAATAACCTGATCTGCACCGGCCCCAATCGTCGGGTTCTGCTGCAGTAGTCCGGCCACCGCCAATGCAGCCTCGAACGTAGTCAGCTTCTTAAGCACTGCATCAAGTGCGGTCATCATTGCTTTTGATTCGTAATCCTTCGCCCTGCCCTGTGCCTCTCCGGCCTTTGCTTCAATCAAACTGACATTGGCATTGGCCATTCTTTTTTCAAGATCCAGCTTCTCCTGCATCGCGGCCTGCTCCGCCTCTATCTGCGCCTGCTCTTCCGGTGTCGGCTCAGCGTCCTTGTCCCGCATACCGTTAATCTGCCGAATCCGCGCAACGATCTCGTCTCTTTCGGGAATATCCGACATCTCTATAACCACATCAAGCAGCTTCAGCGCTATTTCCGGCGGTAACTTGGCAACCATCGCCATCAGTTGTTCGAACATCGCCCGGCGCACAGATTGATTGAACGCCTGCCGGTCGACAATAAAATCCGCCTGGGTTTCCTGGATGGATAGAAAACCTTCGCCGTTGATATCCTTGAATTCGATCTTGCCGCGCTCACCTATCAGCCGAACAACCTTCTGCTCGGTGTAATACTGTTCGATGAGCGACAATTTCAATTCCCCGGCAACCTTCATGGCGATCCACAGGTTCTCGAACAGATCGGTATTGACCGTCGTTCCCTGGTCCTGCCGTGCTTCAATCGCCTTTCCGCTGGTCGCGTTGGTCTGCCTGCCAAGATTCTCATCAGTTACCCCGCCGACCTTTTGAATATACTCGGCATCCTGATTCATGAGGTTGACGTGCTCGGCGGCCAGGCTTCTGTCGCTGTCTACTCGAAATTCAGCACCGACTTTCTTTTCGATGATGTAGTCCGGCCGCGCTATCTCCTCGGCCAGCCGGTCCATATCGTCAACGGCGCCTTTGTCCATGATAACGCCTTTGGTGGACAGGATGAATTGCGCCTTGCTCTTGCGCTTGTTGAGGTCTATCTGCGGGTCAATAAGCCCTTCAGCCGCGCCATATGGCAGATTGGTACGCTTTCTACGGTATCCCCACACAGGAACCAGCGGGAACCTATTGTGCCAGTACGGCGATTTTCCATCATACAGCACCTGCCCTGTTCTGTTTTCCCGACCGGAGACGAAAATCATCAGGCGCATTATCTGACGGATAGCCTGATACACCTCATCAGCCATGCTTGCCAGGAGTGTATCTTCATCATTAACGATAGCCCCGTTTGCCGCGTTTTTGCTGCGAACGACATCACACTCTTCCGCTTCCCTGTACCAGCACTCCACCAGCCGGACGCGCCGCCGCTTATTGTGGTGATTATCTGCCTGCACCCCAAGGGCTTGTGATTGAGACTCAAAATCCAGGCTATCCACGGCAAACTCGTCATCGGCGTAATAATATTCATGGTCCTCTGCTGCCAACTCCAACTCTGCCGCCTTTTCAGGGAAATACTTTTTCGCAACATCTAAATCAACCCATCTCGCCCTGAATATATACCGGCCATCGGCGCAATCAGGCTCAATGGAAAATCTATCATGCCAAACGTTCCGCCAGCTCTCGTATCTCTCATAGAGCGGTTCTTTGCCTGGGTCGCCATGGACTCCAACATCAAGCCAACCGAGCCCGGCACCTACAGCGTCCTCAAAGGCTTTCGATCGATAGTACCCGCCGTTATTGACATCATCCAGATACTTTAGCAGTGCAGTCTTGTTCTCGGCGCTATCCGTATCTTCCTTGCCGCGGCCGACCACGGAGTAATCTACCCTGGTTCTTTTTTCCGTGCCGGTGATCCACCTGATAGTTGTACCCATGAGATTAAAGACCATTGCCGGCTGATTTCTGGAGGCAAGCTCTTCCTTGTCTTCCTCGGTCCACTGGTCCCCGTCAATAAAATCCTGCGCTCGGGCCATACTCCAGCGGTTCTCGGCCTGCGCCTGCTGCTCACCGTAAAACCATGACTCTATTTTTCGAAAACGTTCCGCCGTCAGATCGTCGACCGAGATATCATCCTGCTTATCTTCCGGCTCTGCGTACCTGTCGGCTTGCGGCTCGTAGGCTTTTACTGTCCTGATATTTTCCATTTACACTTACACCATAACGGCTGTTGACGCTTGCCGCTCTCCGTTGACTGTTAGTGTCGCTTCGCCAATTTCATGTTTCTTTATTTCCCGTGCAGGCATTTTGATCAATTCATCCAGCCCGTCCTGAATCGTCAACATGATGGTTACCGCCGATTGTTGGTTTACCGGGTAATCCAGGGCAGAGGCAATCGACAGGCACTCAACCATGACTGTGAAGATCTCTTCCTTTCCTCTCGGTTCAGCGTATTTATAGGCACATGCCAATGGGATAAGCGCCGACTTGCCTTTTACATCTCTGCGGTACAGAAACATGGCAGGCTCTTCCCGGCCGTCGTCGTTGCCTGCGTCGGTGTAGATGAATTTACGCAGAAGTTTTCCGTGTGGGTGAATAATCATTTTAATCAACCCCCAACATTGTGTGAACTATTTCCCTGAAAATAAAATCTTTCGCCTGTTGTTCTTTGGGTAATTCGGGAAACGGCACGAGGCATGGGTGTTCTTTCTTTTCTGGATCTTTGACCGGACCATATTTCCATCCTGTATCGATCTTTTCTTTCATCCATGATTCGTGACTACCTTCCGGTCCCGCGTCAGGATGAGTAATGTGAAAATGCACCCCGGTCACCGCACTGTCTTTCGCCCATTCCGGAGCATCGTCCCAAGGCAGTTGACTTTGATCGCCAATGGCCTGGCAGTACGCCCGGTTTACATTGTGGCAAACTATGGCGGTGAACAAGACCTGATCGTTGGCTATGCTGAACAACTCTCCTGATACTCCGTCATTGATACACTCTTGGTGTGGCTTCAATTTATTCATGCTGTCCTCCAGGACTTTGCCCTTGATCTTGTCTTGAGTGATCCGGTCGACGCCAGCCCCTGGTTAAGCATCAGGCCACGGCACAGTGATTCAAAACCTTTGTAGCCGTGTGAGGACCAATCGTGCTTGTATTTGTTCTTGAACGTCCCCGTGCGGTCGTCCCATTCTTTCTTGAAATTGTCGATACACTTAATTCCCTCGGCGCAATTCTCCTCGTCGAAGAAACAAAGCGGGATAAATGATCTGGATTCTTGGATCGCCGATATGTCGCTCGGTGTCCTGGGCACGATAAATGTGTTCCTCAGCCCCATGTCTTCTATTTGATGCTGTACCGACTTCCCACCCTTGACGGCAAATTGCCGATGATCAGCGTCATGGGGGAGGTAATGCTCACCCCATAGATAGCCAAGTTTTTGCATCCTTTCGACGTAATATTCAAAGCCCTCGCCGTTATCTTGGATATAATTGATTATCCTGTGTTCCATGCCTACTCGCTGATGAAACCAGATTGTGGCCATGTCGTTTATGCCGATATCCCACCCGGTATTGACAGCGATGTTTGGAATGTGCGGCACTCGCAGTATCTGGCCACGTCTTCGGACAATAGCCATTTGCGTGTGAAAATACGTGCCCTCGACCGATGACGCGAACGCCTCCTCCGGGGTTGATGGGTGCTCCTGGGTTATCAGATCGCCTAGTTTATTGCGCTTCTCCGCATACCATGCTTTCTGCTCGTCACTTAACTCAATCCCGGCGCAGTTGAGTTTTTCGAAATATTCCCGCAGATCCTTGGTGATAACGACCATATGCGGGTCAATCTGGTTGCGTCGGTCATCAAACCAGGCGAAGAAATGGATCTTGTACTGCTGCTCGTTCGGCTTCTTCCCCTCTTTCTGCCGGTCGAGAGCTTCCTTGCAGTATTTATAAAAATACCCTTCCTTGCCCTCTGCTGTAGATTCAATGATGACGTAATTTTTTGGGTGGACAGTTTCCAGCGTCCCGGTAACAACCTCCTTGGCTTTTTCCGGCCACTTTGCACAGAGTTTGCCGAATTCGGAGATATGGACAAACTGATATGTCCCAGATCGTAGGCTTGTGCCTACCTCGATTGATGAACCATTGGAGAATTTCAGTTTCTTGGCGCTGTCGGTATCTGCTGCCCGGGCCGTCTTGATGCCGTCCGGTAAATTGTCGTAGGGAAACTTGACCTTCTTCTCGAATATTTTCTCGACATCCTCGCGGGTGTGAGCGCAGATCCCAGATGCCCAGTCGTTGTTAAAAAGAGCCTGGTCGAGTGCCAGGATATCAACGAGAGTGGTAAACCCATGCTGCCTCGATTTTAGGATGAGATTGAAATACCACATCTCATCAAGGAACTTCTGCTGTGCCGAGTTTGGTATGAAGGGAACCTTGCGTGCGTCCTCGTCGACGCAGTAATACAGGTTACTCAGGCGCCACCGGGGATTTGAGAAATTATCTATAACCTCTGCCCTGCTCATTATTCCTCAACGAGTGGGTTTCGCCTGGATGCTACAGCGTCCAGAATTTGGGCGAGCGGGTCTTTGTTGTCAGGGGTGTCGTGCAGTTTGAATACCTTGGACTCCATGTCATAAAGCATTCGTGTTGTCTCAACCAATTTCTTGCCGCTTTCAACGCGACCGTCAAAGGAAATAACTTTTTGATAAACGGCGTTCAGTTTGTCAAGCGACGCGTCCTTGTCCCGCATCAACTCTCCAAGTTTAGCCAAGTCCTCCTGGCTGTCGCAAAGAATACCGAACTCTTCAGCCATACTTCTGAATCTATCACGGAGGACAACCAGGTCTTTTCTTTCCCGGTAATGTATCTTGGCGATTTGAGTAGAATCAAACTCTACCCTTTCGAATTCGGTTAACTTTCCCTCAACACTAACCCCTTCGCTAACTTCCAACTCACTAACTTTTTTTTCTGCTAACGCCTGGATCTTCCCTTTAAGGTTTCTAGTCCATCCAAACCTCTTTGCGTGTTTGATTATTCCTGCATCGGAAACACCAAACTCCGCACCAAGATCTTTAAACGTTCTTATCCCTGCACGGTAATGGGGCTCTATGGCATCCCAATCAATTTTAGGCTTCACGGCCATTAGCCAAACTCCACAGGACTGTCGATCAAAACGCCGATACGAGCCTTGCTTAGCCCGCCACCACTGCCGCAATTGATCTTGACGTTTATCTGATGCTCACCAACGCGACCGGCCTTAAGGATGAGCAATAGAGCATCTTCCATGCCGCGTTTTATCTCTATAATTTTTTCATCGTTTAGTTTCAATTTTATCCCCGGAGAAAAATTAACCGTTTAGGCAATATTGTACCAAAGTTTAGTTTTTGGTGCAACTTTTTAGTTGCATTGCAACTTTTCGGTTGCGGTGAATTATTTTGCATAGGTGATAAAAAAGTGCACTTCCCCTTTGCAATGGTGCTACTTAGGTGCTACTATATAATCAACAAAGGATGAATATCTCATCCGACACAGAAATAGCCGGTCGAAAGACGCGGCAGAACTGGAGGACACACCATGAAAAATTTATTCCAAAGAAATTCTTACGGCGAGATCGTTAAACCAGTAGCGGCAGCAAACGCTTTCGGTGGAACCTGTTCATCTCAATACGCCTGTGACCTATACGCCGAAACATGCCACCTCATCAAGCTGGCAGTAAAATCAAAGAAAATAGATGCCGCTTACGATGATATCTCTTTTGATCGCAAGCGGCGCGCTGAAGGGTCCGCAAGACATCATGAGATTTACGACATTTCCGACGATGCTAGGCACCTTCTTCTTTGTGTCAGGGAGACCGAAGGAAGCAAATACGGAGTCCGCACCACCTCAAAAGAATATTTCATAGTCTCAACCCATGGTAAAGGTGTCCGGGTTCAGCCAGCTCCTAAATCAAAGGCAGCCAAAGCCGCGAAACAGGCAATCAATCCAGGAGATGCCATCGCCGTATGCATCGGCAAGAAAAAACTTCAATCCGCCGTCGCATCTCTTGATAAACAAATCTGCTACAAAATAGTTGCCGTTGCCGATGATTTTATCAGTGTTTTCGACAACTCTTCCTGGTCAATCGGCGTTGCTCGCCGTGAAGCATCAACCAGCAATCACGATGGCGGATTCTACGTGTTCCCAAGCGTTGAGGCAGCATTGGTCGCATGGAATGCCCGTTTAGTCTTTGCCGACGAGTGGATGACCGCCGAAAAATACTCCCTGCTGGAGTGCGAGTGTTCCGGTCGACGCTATCTGCACGATAATAAGAAAATTTGTGTTACCCAGGTTCGCCCGGTTGCTGAAATCGCCGCTCTGTTAATATAATCCAAACCGCCCGGAGCAATCCGGGTAAAGGAACTGTGAGATGAATAAAAGACCAAGCATTTACGTAGGATCATCCCTGGAGTCACTTCTCCTTCAGCTCAAAGGTCAGGAAGGAAAAGTTTCGTCGATCATCAACGACATTGCCGACAAATACCGCGTTATCGTTGAACAGTGCAAGCCCAACCTTACCCGCGATGAGTGGCTGTCAATGTGCGCCGCTTACAACGGCCATTTTTTCGGACCTGATACGCTACACGAGATCAGGTCAATGGATTGGATGGCCTCAGAGTGGATAAAATATAGTGACGTTGAGGCCAGCCAGTTCGACACGACAAATCTTGTGGAGCGTATCAGGGGTCTCTCTATCGCTGAAAGAATCAGCCTCTTACACCATGTCGCTGTTTTTTGGAATGACCCAAACGCAAAATGGGAGTGGTAACTATGAAAACCCACGGAGGACACCGACAAGGAGCAGGCCGAAAGCCCCTTCCAGAAGACGAGAGAAAGCGCCCGGTGCTTATCAAGCTGCCGCCCAGGCTGATAGCCTGGATGGACAGCCAAGAGGATTCCAGGGCGCTGCTGATCGAATCGGCCATGGCTGAAGTATATGGTCTTTGCCCGGATTGTTTCCGTCCCTGGCATCTTTACCACAACTGTGAATTGAATCCGGTCGCTAATCCAAAGGAGGATATTGAAATGAAACTCGCAGAAGAAAAAGAAATAATTGCCAACGCCGTTGAAATCGCAGCAGAAGAAGACAGGACAAGAGACGATGCCGCGAGATTTGCAGCAACCAGGGCTGAAAAATATGGCGTAAACGTAGCGTCTGCCCCGTATCTCCATGACATCCTGTGCGAAGAGTTAGACAAGTACAGTTGGTTTTCGTAGTCTAAACCAACCCGGACGCGCCCAACGTCCGGGTTTCTTGTTAATACGCCTCTATACATGCGATAAGCCGCTTGGCAAACCTTAACGCCTCTGCTCTGCTCAAATACACCAAAAAAACCTCCCCAACATCTTCACTTGTATAAACTGACAGTTTCCCATAATCTTTTCGATTTTCTTCTATAGTGTCGTCATACAGCATTGAAAAACAAATACTTTCCGTGTGACACTCTTTCTTTGCAACGATGGCTTTGTCCTCACACCATTCGCACACCATGAACTCGTCAATGTCTTTACTTTTTGTCATACCGTCTCCCCTTCAACCATCCGAACCTTGCCAATCTTGGTGTTCAATTTCGCTTCGAGCTCTTTGATGTATTCAAAAACGTTTCTGCCGGGTTGATTTGGGTATATGTCTTCACCACGACCACGCTTGACACAACCGTGTAAGTATAGAATTTCTTGGGCAAGTTGCAGAACTCCAACGGCAAGAGGTTCAGTCTTCCAGCTATTTGCAATCTTCTCCAGCTCTTTAATATTTCCAGTCCAATCATAATCGTTCATATATTTACCTGTGGTTGATACTTACTTTCTTATCAATTCATACCGTCTCCAATCCCACCGTCCGAACCTTACCAAACTGCTCTTCCTGTATCCCCAAAATCTCATACAGCTTATCCATGTTCTCGCTTGCGGCATCCATCGCTCCATAATTCGTGCCATTGGGGTCCATGTGTTCGAGCAACACCTTGATACCCGGCAGAATCGGTTTTACCAGTTCGCCACGCAGCCCGAAGGGATACATATCCTGCAAATCGATTGCCAGCCGTTCCGCTACAAGCGTCATTTCGATTGGCGTGTATTCGTCCGTCCGGTCCGGTGGATTGACGACCTCGACGAATTGTTTATACCGCTCTTTTATCCACGGTTTATTATATCGTATTGGCCAATTATCACGCGCTCTCTTTGCTGCTACTCCTGACTGCTCAATGGCCTTTTTAAGTTCGATTTTGGCGAATGATTTTGATATCGTCATTGTCAGCATGCCGCCCATTATGATTGACAGCATGGTTATTGCCTGGTCCGATTCTTTACTCATCTTACCCCCTATAACTCCCAGTTACCCCGGCCAAAATTTCCTGCCGGGTAATATATTTTCTCCCCCTGATTCTGCGTGGATTTCCACAGCACATCGGGCGGGAGCATGATTGTCGCGCTGCGGAAATTCTTGCACAAATATCCGTGCTGTTTTCGGTGACAATCGCGTGGCCGGCGTCGGCGTAAACCCTGTCTCCCCCGTGATACCAGCGGACCTTGCTGATCATCCTGCGCCTATGGTGTCTCCTTGCTGCTCTCACTCTCACGCCTCCATGTCAAAATGTCCGTGTAGCTCCGACAGCCGCCGCATTACCGCGTCCATGTGCCGTCTCTCCCTCTCGTTCTCCCGCCTGTTTTCGTCGGGGATCGTCACTTCGTGTTTTCCTGGTTCGGAGATAAACAGGTAAATGTTATCGTCTTCAGATTTTATCAGGTGTCGCAATCCGTCCTCCACATCTGGCTTTTCTTCTTCCATGGTCGTTATCCTTTTACTTTTTGATATTGAACCAGCACCTGGCCACCGTGGCTGCCGCTGGTATTACTTTCCAAACTTCGGTTTCCGTCTCTGAATCGATCTCACCTTTGCGAAGACATCGGCCATATGCGTTTCCTAGCCCCTTCTCGTCATTTCCAGATGGAAGGAACCTTCCACACCCTTGGCAGTAGTTTGTTGCCTGGAGGCGAGCTGTTGGCATCACAGCGGGTATTCTGAAGATTGCATCCCTGGAAGATTCCTTTTTTGTTTCGATGACTGTTTCAGGTATTGCCGGCATTGCCCCCTGCTTCGATTTTTTCATGTGGGCGAAGCTGAGTATTCCCCCTTTTTGAACTGCTGGCCTGGTGGCCTGCTGGATGATCTCAGGAGCAACAACAGCCCGTGAAGGTGAAGGGGCTATTTGCTCTGCAAGGATCTCTTGTTTCTGCTTTTTGTTTTTTAAATGTGCGAAGGACATTACCGCCATTTTATCACCCTTGAATGATTCCTAACAACAAAGTATGCGCTGTGTGTCTGATACTCAAATTGCCAGCGCGGATCATGGAAGACGTAAACAAGGCTTATTCCTGTGTCTAGGCCTATATTCTTTTTATTACATACTAATAGAGAAATATAAGACCTAAGACACACTTTTGCGTCGTGCCCTTATAAATAGGGGCTCGTAGCTGAGTTTCATATTAATTTTGGAGCGCACAGAGAGCACACTTTAAGTCACAATCGTTTTTTGAAAGTGTGCTCTCGTGCCTTAGAGTGTGCATTATTATTCCGCTCCACTAAAAAAGGATGAAATCTTCAGGACCGTCTTCTTTTTCCGTGATCCACTTGTTTGGAATAACCACCGACATTGCCGCTCTGATTTCGTCACTTGTGGAGCTATTCCAGTCCTGGGAATTGCGAATTGCGCGAATCATTGACGGCTGCAACCGCTCCCCTCCTTCCCGGCGAACCCGTATTCTTTTCCCCTTGGCGACGAGTGCCGTGGAGTTCTTCAATATATATTGGAATTGTTTGTCGGCATTCCAGTTTCGTTGTCCGTAGTCGTCGTTATCTGGTTCAATATGGGCGAGAGCCTGGGCAACTGCTAATTGTATCTCGCCGTTTGTCATCAGGTCGCAAGGGAATTGTTCTATCATTAAATCAAAGGCCATTTGCATTACACTCCTGCCATCGGCCTGCATACTTTTTTTCTCGTCGGTCATCTTCGCCTGGCCAGGCTGGAATTCATCGCTTATTTCACGATTAAGCAGGTATTGATAAACGGCCTCGCTGTTTCTCTCGACAGTGACCCAATCCCAAAGCGCCCCGTATTCCTCTTTGCTGAGATTTTTCTGCCCGGTAGAATCGATAATGTAAAGCCGCCTATCGCCGAAGGGGATTTTCACACAGTTCTTATGGTTGGAAAATCCAATGATGTTGGAAAACACCTGAAACGTTCCATTCCTCCCACCCTTTAGGTTCAGGGATAAGGTTTCATTGGTGATGATATCCTTCAGGGCGTCCAGGATCTTGTAAGATATGCCATTGTCGCCTTCCGGGTCGATTTCCTCGATACAGGATATTTTCTTGTTATAGATCCAATCCCCCCATTGCACCCCTGATTTACCGAGCCCGGTAACGTCCAGTATTTTTGCGTTGGAAAAATTCTGTCTGCCTATTACCCTGCTTATTGCTGCCATGATTAATGATTTCCCGAGCCCGACGTCGGATATACAGACCGGCATTATTCCCGTTCGTTTCTCCGGGTACTGTATTGAGTAGGCAAACCAATCCTCGATGTAAGACCGGTGTTCGTGAAAAACTCTGTCCATGATCTTATGCCATAGGCCCAATCTTTCGTTTTGCTCGTCTGTGGGTATTGGTTCGGACAGTTGATAAGGAAACCTGAATGTGTTGTAGTAGCTGCGCCCGTCGCCGTTATCAAAAAATATTGGTTTCCCCGGTGCGTACCTGAGTGACGAGGCAACTTTTTTGTTATCGGAGAATAGCCAGTGCTGCGACAATGGGATTGCCTTGTCCTTGCCGTTTTCATCCTTGTAATAGTGCATCGGTCCAGACTGTGAGAGCGTGAAAGCCCGTTCGATCATTACCGAATCCTTGATATCATGGCCTACTGTATCGATGATCTTGTTTTCAGAGGCCAGGAAGACGAACCTGTTGAACATGGCGGCCTCTGCTGATAGATCGTTCTCTTTGCTCTCTGTCGTCTCTTCACCGGCCACTTCTTCAGCCGGTTTCCAGGTCATATCCTTGAAGCTGATTGCTTTTTCAAACCGAGCCCGGATAGTTTCCCCTGAAGGATCCTCTTTGAGCAGGTCGTTGAAGTCGAGCTTTAAAGGGGCCGTGGTGAAACAACTGTCGTCAGGCGACACTATGTATGCCTTGCCCCCCTGTTTTTCGGCCTCAAAACGTTCGGCCAGGACATATGCAGCCTTCTGTCCGGGCATGGATGCTTGTTCTTTTTCTCTTACCGGGTCCGAATCAGCACATATATATATGGTGGTGGTTTCCTCCGGGAGAATCAGGTTTTTCATTCCGGCCGTCGACAGTGCCGCCACTCCGTTTTTCCTGGTGGCCTGGATCGCAGAGATGACAGTTTCTATTCCTTCACCTATGACGATCTCGGTCTTATCGCCCTTGCTGTCGAACCAGATACCTCGGCCGTCGCAGTTGCCAAGCATCTTGGCGCCTGCTTTGGTGAAATCATCTATATCGATGAACAGGCGTTGCACGGCATAGACTGCGGTATCGCTTGGCTGAGATGCTGCGGCCACCACCATATGATTCGTGTCGCCGGTGATTTTATCCTTGTAGCTGTTCCAGCGGAGACAGATAGGAAGAGTATCCAGGTTGATTGCTCTGCCGGCCAGATACTTTTTGATATAGTCGTCATGGTCGACACTGGCCTTTGTCCATACGAAAGACTCTTTTTCTTCCTTTGTTTCTTGTGGTGGTGGCGTGTGACTGGTCGTTTTCGTGCCGTTCCTTTTCTCCGGTACCCATTCAGGGAGAACACCGTCGGCGCGGAACCGGTCCTTGATCTCTTTCCAGTTACAGCCAGCATGGCAATACACATCGACGTCTCCGGTTGAGTTGTCGGTGACCGCAAGGGCAGGTGTCTTCTCGTTCGCGTGGACCGGGCAGAGAGTGAGCCAGCCTGCGCCGTTCTTTACTTCTTTTCCTTGCCCGTAAAAGCTGGCTATTTCTCTTGATTGGCTCATATAAGATCACCAACACATAATTCATCAAAAGACGAGCTGCATATCATCGCCGGTCGTATCCATTGCCGCGCCCATCGCATCCAATCAGGATCGCGTTTCCCTTCGCTGTCTCGGTAAAGCATGGCCATAGGAACAAATCCAGCTGCCAACGTTTCGCGCATCCGTTTTGCCGCTGCCGCCATGGTGTCTTCTGGATAACCGCACAGCACATAAGCCCGGAGTGTGTGGCTTGCCGTTGTCCACCCTGCACCGAGTAGCATTTTACCGGCCTGCTGCAATGGTTCCAGATCATCCGGCGTGTCATATGCAAAAAACATCTGTTTTGGCCTGATTTCCCGCAGTTTTTCAACGTGCCAATCTTGCAACCTTGCCGCCTCTAATCCCCCGGTAAGCTCAACCCTATGACCGGATTTCTTTTGACCGAGCAGCATGTCAAATACCGCCTTTTGGTGCTGTTCCGAGCAGGCCAGAAGGTTATCATCAAGCAAATTCCAGCCGGTCGTTATAGGCAATTCCCGAATCTCTCCACCCTCTCGCCGCCATACTTGACAGAACCAACAGCGGTTCGGACATCCCCGCGATGTGAGCACATACCCTTCTTTGACGTATTTGCCGGGCACGAAATCGCCGCCTCGTTCGTTCATTGCAGGACCGCCGATCCGAACCGGGGAAACCTGCCGCCACATCTTTTCAAGCCGTTCGACCATTGGCAAGTCCCAAGTAAAAGCAACAGAAATATGTATTTCGTCGGCTTCATCAAACAAGGATGGCGGGCAGGCAATACGAACGTTCATGTCATCCGGTGTTGCTGCTGTTCTTCGAGGGAAAACTCTTATAATTTTCATCTTTCACCAATCCCCTGTCCCGTCGTCGTCATCGAACCATTCAGGAAGCACCATCAAAATCATGATTATTCCAGCTATAAGCAGAGCCTTTAAACAGAATATCGTTTCGTTATCCATCGTGTTTTCACACTTCCTCCCCGGCAAGAGCTAACTTCAAGAAAGTATTTCTCTCGCCTGAAACCACATTACTGAGCCCCCGCTTGATTGCCTTTCGGTCGCCAACAACATGTAACTCCTGACGGAACCTGCTCACCCCTGTATAGAGCAAAGACCGCGACCACATATAATAATGGGATGAATGGCAGATCAACACGCCATACTTGAATTGTGAACCCTGTGATTTATGGACGGTCAAACAGTAGCCAAGCGTCAATTGTTTGATATGCTCTTTTTCCTCATATCTGACAATCTGCCCGTCGAAGTTGACCGTGATTGTTTGCTCTCCGTCAAAATTGATACCTATCTCCTGCACAATGCCGGTGAACCCATTGAATACGCCAAGGTCATAGTTGTTCTTTTGCTGCAACACCTTGTCACCTACCCGCAAAGTAAGCCAGGCAACATTTATTTCAGGTTTGTCTTCGGCTGCCGGGTTAAGCGTTTCCTGCAGATACTTGTTCATGGCATCCACCCCGCACACCCCTGTCTTCTGTGGAGCAAGTACGGCATAATCACATCCGGCCATGTGCCAGGGGTAGCAGACTTCTGAAACGATGAAGGGAATCTCTTCTTTTTCCGGTTCTTCAATAAAGAACAGATCGTCTTTCAGGATTCCGCCCATGGTGTTAAGTCCCCATGTTCCCCATGTCGGCGTACGGCCAGCCAGGATGTCCAGGCAACCGCCGGCAATCAAAGAGCCCTGGGCTTGGCGGTGGTTTGTCGTCAGTCTGTTGATGATCTCGCGGGGGCCGTGAACGATAAGATCAGAAAAAGGCTGTCCCGGCCCGACAGGTGGTAATTGCTCATCGTCACCAACAAGAATCAACTGACAATCTTTAGGTAGAGCGTCGACAACCTTTTCCAGCATGAGGGAATCAACCATTGACACCTCATCGAGAATAACCAGCTTTGCCGGGAGTCTGTTAAATTGGTTGTACGTCCATTCGCCGGTACCTGGGTTGTATTGGAGTAGCCGGTGAATGGTCTTGGCTTCGTTGTTCACCTTGAATTCGTCCTGCGCGAAGGCATCATTTAAAACCTTTGCCGCTTTGCCTGTCGGACAGGCAAGATATGTTGTGTCGCTGGATATATCGTTGTCCTGGTCGTTCCACAATTGAGTAAGAAGGTGCTGAATGGTAAAGGTTTTGCCGCTTCCTCCAGCCCCAATAAGGAGATGAATATTGTGTGTCAGTTTTGATATATTATCGACTGCTGCTTGTTGAGATTGATCGAGTGTTACCATTGTCAAACCCCCACGAACTCTAAAACTTTCTTTTCCGCCTGTAGTAATTGATTGCTGAAAACCCGGCCCTTGCTGATAAAGAGCTTGTTTTCAGCGGACAGGTAATGAACTATTTTTCTTACATCGTCGTCTCCTGGTGCATCGATCATGGAGACCTCTGCTTTGATTGCCGTGCCGGTCAATGTTTCTTTGACGATATCAACAAGGGTCCAACCGTTGAGCCAGATATTACCGCCGTTGCTTGATGCATCGTCGAGGGTGTAGAGAATACAGGCTGCTATCCTGGCTTGGTTGCTGACACTCATTCCGGCCTTGAGGGCTATCTTGTCTACAGTGAGAAAGCCAAAACCGTCTATCTCGGTCATCCAATAAGGATTGTTCGAGACTGTCTCGATTGTCTTCTCCTGGTACTCCCGGTAGATGATCGCGGCCTGGTGGTCAGTCAGGCCGATACTCAGGAGATAAACAGTAGCCTCATACGATTCGAGCAATGTCGCTGAAATGGCCAGGGCTGCTTCTCTGTGCTCGGTCTTGACGCCTATCTTTTCCGGGTCGGTGCAGGCCAGTTTCCAGGCCTCTTCATGGCCGAATTTCTGTACTGCCTGCATGGCTTTCTTTGGTCCGATACCGGGCAGGCGCTGCAGGAGCTTAACTACCCCGGCATCGGTGGAGACATCTGGAGCAGCTGGAACGATCTTCTCGCACTTTAGCTGCTGGCCGTATTTGCTGTCTTCCTTGGTGCCGGTTGCCGTTACTTCCGTGCCGACATCGATCATTGCCGCCAGTGTTCCAGTGCAGGTGGTTATATGGCCTGTGGACATATCCTTGATAACAAAGACTGACCAGTTCTCTGAATTACGAAACCTGATGGTTGATATTTCGCCCGATATGGTTGTTTTCGGTTTGGTCATGTCCGTGACGTTGCCTCTTGAAAATTAAAGACAGTCTCAACACCCAGGTTTCGGTAATAATTATCTCTGTATACAGCCGCTTCCTTTGCTGTTAGAAAGCCTCTCTTATAGAATTTTTTATATCCAGATATGGACCCATAAGAACAAAATTTGTTTTTGTTCTTATCATAATAAACCCCTCTATATCCTGATGTATTTGTCGTACTTAGCAATCTGGTGTTATTCATATTTACTTTTCGTGTCACAAACCTACAGTTATCCGGACCGTAACCTTTGTTGTTATCAATCCTGTCAATTTGCAACCCCTCAATATATCCATTGTTTATGGCAAACTGACAAAAAGCGGAAAAGTCGTTATTCCATTCATCACAGACGATCACTCCTTTACCGCCATAATAGTGATAGTCTTTATGATTCTCTTTGCGGCATCTCTCTTTCATGTTGTTCCACACGTAATAGAGCTTGTCCTTTGACTTCCCGTGAGTTGTGTGTGTGGCAATCGTAGAGATTGCTCTATTGCATCCACAAGAAGACGTATGCTTGCTTTTGAGATGATATAACGAAAATTCTTTTTCGTTTCCGCAGTCACAAACAGCTACAACCCTGACCTGCCCATGTTTATTGCGCCCACCATCCGCGATTACAACAAGCATCCCGAACCTTTCCCCGACAAATATGTTTCCATTTTCTTTTGTCATATCACCACCATCAGTTTTGTTGGCTTATTCTGTTCACTCATAACCACCTCTGCTTTTGTCCCGGTCGATTTCATACAGAACCTTGCCAATACAGGATTGTTATTGCTACTGCTCATGTGCATACACACCACGTATCGGAGGTTTTGGTTATCAACCAACTCGATAACCTCAGATGCACATTCATTTCTCAGGTGGCCTTTATCGCTAGCAATCCTTTCAAGTAAATCAACTCCGTATTTGCCTTTGGCCAACATAAAAACATCGTAGTTCGTTTCGATAAGGATCATGGAAGCATCAAAGAAATGTTTCAGTGCCTCTTCGCTGATACAGCCGGTATCAACCGCGATTACCGCTTTATTGCCGTCCTTATCGGTGATGGTGTAGCCGACACATTCTGAATCGTGAGAGAGTGGAAATTGCCGGATATTCTTTGGCAACAATCCCGGAACACGATTTTCTTTCATAATCCACGGCGCACAATGGTCTTTGTGGTCGTGCGTAATGTAAATATTGTCGATATCTTCAAGCCGTCTGCCGATCATGGCCAGGCGACAGATTGTTTGTTTTTTGGTGAAGCCGCAGTCGATCAATAGATGTTGGTAGTCTACTTGGATGTAGATACAATTACCTTTTGATCCTGATCCGAGTACACATGCCTTAATCATTTGTCCTCCTCCTGCTCGCGCAAGTAAAGCTCCAGTTCTGCGAGCTTGTTCCAGCACTCTTGCGAGAGATGCAGCAACTCAGAATCAGCATCGAACTCATGCCCCATGCCTCGCTTGAGCCAATGACGCATTTCGGCATCCGCGTATCTGTTGACGCCATCCTCCACAAACTGCCAACCGCCCATACTGTACTTGGCTGCTCCGAAGGTGCCGACGCGGGAGACTTCCCACAATGCCCGGGAGAACATGCGGAGAATTTGCGCGCATTTCGGTTTACCGTCGTCGAGCTTGGCGCCTGGGTCTGATGGTGCTTTGCCTGTTGGGTCTGTTTCTGTCATATCGTTTCCTTGAAGTGAAAAGATCCTGTGTCCCCTTAGAAACACAGGATCTTGATTAAATACTTATGCCTTATGTCTGGATTATCTTAGAACGCTGAGGTATCTCTTTCAGTCTTTCCTGCTTCCGTCGGTGCTTCCGGTTCGGCGTCGTTCTCGCTGATATTCACCCCGGCAAGTTGTTGGCGAATCGCGGCCATGTTCTCGGCATCGTCTTTTTCCAGTGCGGAAAGCCCGTTGAAAGTGGGGATATAAAAGGTGCCTGAGTCGTTTGTGACCTTTTCAATCGCCATGTCGAACTTCAACGACCACATAGGGACGTTCTTTGCACGGGCAATCATTGAGATAGCTGATACGATCTTACGCAGTGGTTTCAGTGCCGCCGATTTCAGCGAGAAAAACATCGGCATATATGATTCCAGATCGACAATCAGCGTATTCCATGTTTCCTGGCATCGAGGCGGAACAGGCTTTCCCTTGTCGTCTACGGTCCAGTTGGCATACGGACAGGCGTGTTTTTGTTTCTTCTCGCCGTTCGCCAGTGGCAACAGCGCGCAAGATTCCGCCATTGGTGTTGCACCAGGGATATCGTTAGCAGGCACTTTGAAATCATGGGAGCGACAAAGGGGCTCGTTGTCACGCTTGTATTTTTCCGGAAACAGGATTCGAGACTTTGACAGCTTGATAAGCACAGCGGTCATTGTTTCCTGAAAGTCGCCGGTGATATTCACCAGGAATTTTCCCTGATTCGCCGCGTCGATGTCCGGTGATGTCGGTTGAGTAATGGACATTCTCGGGATAATTAAATCCCCTGCATCCATCTCTTCAAGACCGGTTTCAACTGGTCCCTGGTATACGGCTGCTGCGGTGGTGGTTTGGTCGATGGTGGCTACTTCGTTTTTACTTGGCATGTTACACTTCTCCGGTGAATTTAATGTTGGGGACATCCCCGTTGATGATCGAATCAAGTAAGTTTTTGGTTGTTATTTTGTTGCCAATGAATTGCATCATGGCATTGCCGGCTGCCCGGTAATCTTCCGTTGGTGTTGTGATTTCCGGCGTGGTGGTTATAGGTGTCTTTTGAATGACAGGCTCAACAACCGGCGTTTCCTTAACCTCCTGCGCCTTCTTCATGGCCTCTATTTCAGCGACCATTTTCAGCCGTTCATTCTCTGCGTAAGCCTCAGATTCATCGCGCTCTTTATCCTTCTTTTCCTGCCCTGCCCTGGCCAAAGCCTCTCTTGCTGCCTGTTCTTCAACCAGTTTCAAACGTTCCGCCTCTGCTGCCTCTTCTCGTTCGGCTTCTTTCGCGGCATTGAACGCGGCCAATTCTTCAGCGGCTTTTCTCATCTTTTCGACCTCGGCGGCCATTGCTGCCCGTTCGGCTTCTAGGCGGGCCCGTTCAACCTCTGCCGCCAGTTCCCGTTGCCTCCTGGCGAAATCTTCTTCTGCAATGCGTTTTGCTTCGACTTCGGCCTGCTGCTTGGCGAAAGTTTCCTGTTGAGATTTCAGGCTGTAGAGTTCTTCCAGTTTGGCTACGGTTTCCTTGGTAGCAATCTCTGCCTTGTCAGCGAACTCCATGGCCCATGTTACATATGGAACGTCATCGAAAGAGAAACGATCCAGAATTGCTTTGATGGTCGCTGAATCAGATGAAATATTTGCTTCGACAAGTGCCTTTATCCCGGCTATCCGTTCGGCAATACCATCAACCCGCCTCTCTTCGGCAATGGCAATCTCCCGCTTGCGGATTTCTTCGGCGGTGTCGTAGTCCTTCTTCGCGAGCGAGAAAGGTTCTTCGATCTCGACCAGTTTCGAAGTTAACTTTTTCGCCGCCCCGTCAACCTTCTTGCCCCATGCCAGTGCATCTGCTTTCAGCTCTTTCCGGCGTTTTTCCACGTCGGTCCTCAGCCCCCGCAAATGAGAAGCTGCCTTTTTGACCATTGCATAGTTTTCCTTGACGCTCAGATCTTCGGGAACGACTGCATACTCGGTGCGCAACTTGGCTATCTGCGCGAAGGTGACATTATATTTGACTACCCGACTACTCAGTAAATCTTCGGGGGTGATGTCGATTACTCCCTCCGGTCCTTCCTGGTCTATCACTGTTGCTAAATTTCCCATGTATTATATATATCTCCTTAAAATATCTTCGGATTTGGTGGCCTCTGCTTCTGCTTTCTCTGCCTGGTCCTGCATGTCGATCAATGCCTCGATGGTTGCTGCTTCCTGCTCAATGATGTTCTGTATCTTGTTTCCGCTCCGGTCCCTGAAATCGTTGAGGTTGATATGGACCGTCTTGCCCTTTCCGCCGATCATGCAGGAGACGGATTTTATACGCTGCAACTCCGTCTTACCCCCGGCTCCCGGCATAACCTCGGCCTCGATGTAGATCTCTCCGGCCAGATCCCTTAATTCTGTGTTGCTTTTTTTCTGCATTTTGTTATCCTTCACATGGTTCTGTTTTTCGTCTCCCGGCTGGAAGTTGCCGCTTCCTGCCGGGTTTTTTATTCTGCTGCTTCCCCTTCCTCCATCCCGTTAACAATCGTCTGCAAGCGCAGAGTTTCCGAAAATTCAGCACACTCTTTTTCCAGATTGCACAGTGAGTATGCCGTTTTCAGGCACATTGCCCCGAGCTGGATGATTTCGCGTTTGATAGCCTCGGTGTTGACTGATTCTTCATCGAGTACGGTCCCGTCGCATGACCTGACGCTGGCAATTTCATGCTCCAGCATCATGCACTGTTTGTGGATCGATCCGAGCGCCTCGATTGATGACCGGAAAACAACCGGGTATTTCTCGTTTGCCCGTTGCAGTTCTGAGATAAATAGCGAGCATGTCACGATTGCCGACTGATGGATGGTGGCTTCGATCTGTTCTGATGCCGTTTCTTCTTGTGTTTTTTCTTCCATTTTGTGAATTCCTTTATACTCTTATTTATTGTTATGGCGACTATCGCCCCTACATCCAGGTAATGCTTCTCTTCCACCTGGCCTTTTTGGCTTTGCGGGTGTTCGTCTGCTTTTTTGGTGCTTCTCTTGTGAATCCGTCATCTACCTGGGTGAGCGCGTTTATCAGCACTGCGGCCGCAATATGGCCGGTGTATTTCTGTTGCATTTCAAGCCCCCTTGGTGATTTTGATTTTAGAAGAATCGAACTTTGCCGAAGCCGTCTATTTCAACTTCTTTGCCGACTTCGTAGATTTCCATCTCGACATGCGGTATCTCACCGCCAGTGAGCGGTTCAAAAGCCCATCTCTTAAAGTGTTCGGCCTTGACGATCTGCCGGTCGTCGCGGTAATGAATGGAGTTAAATGAATCGCAATAGAATTTCTCCATATTATCGCCGTCTTTCGCCACTGTTGATGTGTCCCAAAACAACGGCGCGTCGTCTCTGAGCATGTGGCTCTTCTTGCCGGTCCGGTAATGCTTTTTCGGCCTGGGGAAAACAAAGGTGAACATGACATAGAGCGGACCTTCATATACCTCTGCGTCTCCGGTCAGCACGGCCTTCTGAATGGATGCTTCTTTCTTCTGCGCGTTCGGGTCGTAGACATGGCCACGCTTGGTAGTCCGCGGACGCATTTTGCTGTCCGGTATGCCTGGTATGTAGATACTCTTCATTATAAATTCTCCCTTTCCCACTTTGATTCTGGCCTTATCTTCGCCAAGTTTCCTGTTCTCGGTTTACCACTCAAGTTTTTCCAATCCGGCGAACCGTTCCCGGTTGGAGTGAGTGACAGGTTTTTACCAAAAATCCCTTCCACGCCTGCCCCGTAGCGGTATATCCTGGTCGCTATGGTGTTGTGATTAACGCCCGTTCGTCGTTCCATCTCCCGGACGTTAAGCCAACCAACATCGGTGAGATAGCACTTGTGCATCCGTTGCCCTCTTGTGTTGCTGTCCGACATCAGCATCTTGGGCTCAAGGGACAGAAACTTTGTCGGGATTGGTTTGTCGCTGATCATATCATTACCCCCAATACGATAGCCCATGCCGCAACGACCGCAACGGAGACGGCAAGAAAGCGCCAATTGATCTCGCTGCGCGTCCGCTCTGCCTCCTCCCTGTGCCGCCGCGCAATTTCCGCGCTGTGTCGGCTACGGGTATAAACGGTAAATCGGTCTGCGTTTGATCGGTCTGCTCGTCTCATGGCATCACCCACCCGTATTGAGCTAGCTGGACAAAAAAGACGGAGGCCGCAAGGAAAAATACGCCGCCGATTATTGCCGAAAATGCTGCTGTTTCGAGTACGTTCTTAAATTTGAGTTTCATTTTACTTTTCTCCGTTTTTTGCCGACGATCCCATCAAGCACGGAATCGAGACTTGATGTCTTTTCGAAATTTTCGATATACTCGTCGATGTTTTCCGGCTTGACTCTGACGAGTGTTCCTATTCTGCTGTGTTTCAGTCCCTCGTTGATCCATACCGCCATTGTCTTTCGATTTACCCCGGCATAGGCTGCCGATTGCGTTATGTTTAGCCAGCCTTGATTCATTGATGTCTCCTTAAACAAGCCTCGATTCTTGGCTTACTCTTCCCATATCAATTCCCCGCTTGGTTGGTAAAATCTGACACAAACTGTCTCCACATT